GATGTTTTATAATCATTAAAGCTACCACTTTCAACCGTGAAGTTCAATGTTCCTGCTTTGTCACCTATAGATGCGCCGGCGCCAGATCTTGTCGTTTTTAATACAAATTCAGTACCGGTACCATCATCTTTTACATCTCTAATATCTAACGCAGATTTTGGATCTTGCGTACCTATACCAATTAATGGACGTCGCCCGGATTGAGATATGTATAATGCATCGACTACGCTGGCGCCTTTTCCGGTACGTATAAGTAAGCTACTACTATCCGGTGCCATGGCGAACTCAATACTAGCACTAGAGAATGGCGATGCAAATGAACCAGATTCGTTAGTTGCATATGATTCGCTAGCGAAAAATCTAATAGATCCGCCACCCGTTAATATTGCAGGCGAGCCTGGTAAAGTAAGTCCATATTGAGTTACCATAATAGTACTGCCTTGCGGTATGCCGTAATCACTTATGTTATTTGGGGTAACATCAATATACGCATTACCAAATCCTAGGCCGCCATTTGCAATCGTACTGTAACCTGTTATATTAGATGGATTTGGAAGAATTTGTTGGTACCAACCGGTCGGACCATACCCTGGAATTTCTTCTAATACCGGTGGTACTAGACCTCCAGCGCCGAGTCCGCCGGCGCCGGCTCGGCCTATACCTACTAAATGGAATCGACCAAATCTATATATAGCATTTGTTACTAATGGCTGACCATCTTGCATGATATGGCTGCCGGATGATATTCGCGAAGGATTTGTATTTAAATTATTACCAAATGTCGTGGTTGCTACACCAATTGGTGTAGCTTTACCAAACTGTGCAAGTTGCTGATCTTCTCTTAAGATAAATCTATCAGACCCCGTTGGTGCGCCAGTTTCATCCGCAGCATAAAAAATGTTTGTAGGAGTGGCTACAGGCGCAGTATGCAATGCCCCGTTGTCATCTCGCTTTATAACAATACCCATTCCTAAACCAACTTCGGCTGCATTAAATTCTGATATACCGCTAGCTGTAATAGGCTGATCCATTACTACTTTATTACCCACAGCTTTAAATGTCCGGGCGGTAACACCTATGTTTGCAACGCCGGTACCGGATGTATCAAAATACATGATTGGTGAGCCATTCGACTCATAGTACCCTGTATTTACATCCATTGTCCCATTTACTGTCAATGTACCAGTAAATGTATCCGTTGTATTTAATAAGAATGAGCTAGTAGCATCATTTATTGAGCCAGTAAAGTTATTTAAATCAGTTAAGTCGCCGCCGGATGCATTAATTGTTACTGTAACCCCAGGTCCGGCATTTTGCGCATATCCCAATGTCACATTATCGCCACTAACAAGACGTAATAATTTATCAGTACCTAAATGATATTCAGAGTCACCATCAACTTGCAGTCTAGATGATGTATGAACATATGATGCGGTACCATAGAAATTAACAGCATACGCATCATTCTTTGTTGCTACTAAATCTGCATCATATAATACTAAATCACTACCAGTTATGTATGCACCCTTACTGGCCGTCATTGAACCTACTACATATGTAGGGGTAAAATCATCAGATATTATAATTCTTCGTGATGGTGAATTTACATATCCTATAGCCGGAGTTTCATCAGTCGGCGTACCTAATACCAAACGGCCGTTGTCTAAAGCATGAATTCTATTATTGATTTGATCTTTTAAAGATAATGAGCCAGTAACCCAGTTGACAGCAGTTATTACCGTACGTGTTTGCGAACTATCGCCTATAAATAATAAACCATCGGCTGTATTAAATCCAAATTCGCCTGTTACTATATCTGTATTAAATATAGGTTTTTTACCAGGCGTATTGGTTCTTCGAATCTTGATTGTTTGCGCCATATATATGACATCCCCATTTAAACTGCGCTATATAGCGCGGGTTAGTAATCAAAGATTAATATAATGAAACTATTTCAAAAAATCAACCTTAGAAGGTACCTCCATCAATTAATGTTGCAGAATCACCAAATGTTACAGCGATATTACTAAAGTCAACATTGGAATTGAAAGTAATATTACCGCCGGCTTCAACTATACTAGAACCAGTAATTCTACCATCGGCGTCGACCATTGCCAATTGACCAGTGGTTGCGAGGCCGTCGTTATCATAAAATTCTGCAATGCGATATGTATTTGAAGTACCACCAACGCCGCCTGAACCAGCTTCCCACCATTCGTTAGTTACATCCCATAATAACGATGACGTTGCTGCACCGTCCAATACTGTAATACCGGCTGTCGTAACTACATCACTATCAGCATTTAATTCAATAATATTATCATTGATTTGTACCGTTTCTGAACTTACATATGTAAGATCACCAGCGACGTTCAAGTTACCTTTAACATTAACTTGGTCAGTTGCCGATTCACCTAAATTGATGGTTGCATTTTTAATAGTAGCAATACCTGTAGATGCACCAATATCGAGTGTAGTTGCAGCTCCTGCAAAATTAACTGTAGTTGCGGTTGTATTAACTAAATTAAATGTTGTCTGATCAGTGGCTACTGTAGCACTCTTAACATTTACTGTACCTTGTAAATTGATATCTGCGGTATCGTTACTATTACCAATGCTAACAGTGGTAGCAGTTGTATCTCCTATATTACCAATTTCAACCGATGGCGAAACAATTTGAGCTTTTGTATCAGCATCAATTGTTAATGTATCTGACGTCGCTGAATTGATTCTAGGACCGCTGTTAAATTTAACACCTTTGGTACTGCCTATCAATAAATCGGTGCCATCCCATTTCAAGTTGGCATCGCCTTCAATACCATTTGCACCTTCGAATATCGCTAACTCTGTTGCCGCTCCTGGATTGGAAGTTGATGCAGAAACAATACCATCACCTGCACTTAATACACCAGCAGCTGCTGTTAAACCTGTACCTGCAATCGCTGAAACAAAGTCTGCAACAGATTCTTTTCTTGTTTGTGCTTCAGCTGAACCTGATATAAATACTATAAGATCTGTACTTACTTTTATTGGCGCGTCTTGCAGAGAAAGATCCCCGGCCTCAACTTCTAACGGCGAAAAGCCGGTGCTATTATCTACATATCGATAAAATTTACTACCAGAGTGAATTGTCAAATCGGCAAAATTTTCATCACCAGAAGTATTGATTGTAGCCGCTAAAGCCGGACCATTGGTCACTACAGGAATGCGACCCGCAACAGGCTGTAATGTATTATTTTCTGATGCCGCAAATAATATTGGACCTGATAATTGTGACGCTAATGAACCAGTACCTAATAATACCTCACCCTGTGCTGTTGATATACCAGCTGCTGTTGTAGTAGCTAATTTACCTAAGCCACCTCTTCTTAACTTAATTGTTTGTGCCATATGACAATTCCTTTATGAGATTGACCGTTATAACGGCTTTTTTTCTTCTTTTAAATAAATATGTACCGATGAAAAAAGATAATATCTTTATCTTGGGTTCCATGAACCATTATCAAATACAAGATCGCCTTTTGTTACTGCAGCTGCAAAGCTTCTGCCTGTTTGAAGTACAATATTTCCTATATATTGCTGAGTAGAAGTAGGTACATTTGTATTATCCCAAATATGATATACATCAAACACAATTCTACATAATTTATTCCATTCATTTTGCGTAACGTTTAAACGTAATGCACCGTGTTCTGTTGCATCATTAGCAGCAAATGTTTTCCAGCCGGAGTAGTTATTACCGGTGACGGCGGAGAACTCTAAGTTTACAGAACCTAAGTTGTTATAAAAAGATGCGTCGTCATTGGCTACAGTAATCCAGTCATTCGAATCACCCGCATCATCCCAATAAGTGTTGTTATTAATAGAGCCGGTAGTATCTAGCACTTGCAACCTTGCACGGATATTTGCTTGATCAATCTCATCGCCGAAGCTTCCGTTAATTGTAACACTCCAATTAAATGCTATATCAATCGACGTTTCTCCCGACATTGGTACAATATATAATGAGCCAGTTGTACTATTACTAATAGATAACATTGGAATCCTCGATGTACCTAGATCACTGTTAAAAACACTATAAAAATAATCCGCCGCATATGGTTGTGTAATAGTACGTCCAATATTGGAAAAATCGGCAAATCCTTGAACCGTGTCAGCATATGTATAGTCCGAGCCGCCAATACTTCTACGTAATCTAAATTCTGATCCGGATATTTGACCGTTTGATTTTAGATTTAATTCATCTGCAGATGATCTTATTTGATCTTCTTCTACAACAAAGCCGCCAATTTTAGCTTCGGAATCTTTCGGGTTCAAATGAAAGAATGATGATGATATTTCTATGTTACCATTTGACCCGGATATAAATTGTGTGTCCGAATCTCCAATAAAGAATGTTCTGGCTTTAATATCAAGTATCGAAGGATTAGTATGGAATATTAAATGGCCGGCATCATCATCCGCTACTAATTCCATTCCGACGCCTTTGTAGATATCATCGCCGAAATAATTTTTTTCAGCGGGTAGTACTGAACCACTATAGATTAGGAATCCTCCATTCTTTTCATTACCCGTTGCTAATGAAGCTGAATAACCATAATACCCTACGGAACGTATAAATGCCGAATTAACGCCGGCCATTTCTACACCAGTCCCAATAGTGTTACCTAAGAATAGCGATCCAGTAAGAATATTGTTAACACCATCTATGTAAAAATTATCACCTTGAAATACTACGCCATATGCCGTTGTCTGTTGATTGGCTAGCTTACCCGTATAATCATAATATTGGAACTTGAACGTCAAAGGCGTTTTTAAATGTTCGGTAGGTACACGTTTTCCTATACGCACATAGTTTGGTGAGAATCCAGACTCTTTATAAGATTTTAATTCAATGTCAGCAATAGTCCATTCACCAGATCTCAACATAAATCCTAAATTAGATTCTGGAACATCTGCTTCGACTTTAAATAAAAATTCTACATCTATCCTAGTATTGTCAACATCGGTACATGTCACCGTACCCAAATGATAGCCAGCAACAGACCCATCAGCAAAATCTCCGGTCAATGTTTCTTGCCAATTGTTAGGTAATGAGGCATTGCCGGCAATTATTATGTTTTCAGATAATAATGTCGGTTTCGATCCAGAAACGTACATATCAATTCTTGGAAATGGAATTCGATCATCTTCAATTGCCGGAGCAGAGCTATGTAATAATAATTTCGCTCTAACTTTATATGTAGTATTAGCATATAATTTTGGACGATATTGCTGTTTAATCCAGAATAATACGCCTTGATCTAATTTAAAATTAGTATAGGGGCCGATATCGAATTGCGCGCCTCCTAATAAATTTGTATCATCATATGTCAGCACAGAATATCGCATTAAACCGGTAGGCGGGTTGACTAATGGGTCGTAAATAGTACCAAATATATTTGCAGTATTAACGGTAAATGTTGCATCTGAACCGTCTGATTTAACTCGTTCCCAGTATGTATTAATTTCGTCTAACGATTCAAAACGACCGAAATGTTCATATACCGCACCAACAGTAACATTAGTTTCAAATGATTCAGTATCAATTAAAAGCTCTTGTTCTTCTAAAATAGTATCACCTAAATCGATAAAATCACCAAACATACCGGATGGTTTAAACAGTGTTTTAACTTTATATACATCACCCGTTTCGGGTTCTATATTAGAAAGAATAATATCAGCAAATGAAGCAGAATTTTCTGTTTCTGTTACTATATATGGTTCAATAAAACTAGACGTAAAGTTGTTAGCCGATTCAATTCGATTAGATGTTACATCAAATCCGCTAGCAGCAACTGCAGCTTCGGAATTCATGTTTGCCGGAAATCCTGTAAATGTAGCACTATTACCTAAGAATCGCCATAATGGAGCATCATTTGTATTAAAGAAATTATTATCATATCCATCGATCTGCACTACGCGCGCTTTAGTAGCATTTTGCACGGACCTTATTCCAAATGTCCATGTACCATATAAACGTACTTGGCCGGCTGCATTAATTTGCACCATTTTAGTCGGAGCTACGTTCATACCCACCGGTATTGCTACATCGAAACCGTTTTGTTCAGTTCCAAATACATATGCACTAGTGCCATTAGGTGCTAATACCAACGGATTAGTCACTGTAATAACACCGTCTTCCATGGCCGATGTGAATGAAAACTCTTCAATAACTGAAAGCGTAGTAGGGCTTAATGTAAAATCAACACCATTGCCGACTACGATAGAAACAGGATTACTAGTTGTTGCTGCACCAGATTCTTCTATAGTATCGCCTACAGTTACAGCGCTAGTAAATACATTTGCAGGTGTAATTGTTACAGTAATATCATTAGCATCTTCGCCTGTTTCACTTTCAAATGCGGCAGGTAATATCGGCGGTGGTGAGCCTACAGGTAAATTAGTTTGGTATCCAAATCCTAGAGATAAATCACTAGGTATTCCAGAACTGCTTACTTTTGTAAATACACTTGTAGTTGTTACTGGTTGAAAGTAAGGTTGTACAGATTCTGTTATTAATACTTGCGGCTGTTTAACAAATATTATTTCTGTACTGTTAGGATCATCTGGAGCAATTGTTACGGAACGTGACCATATCAAATTAGGCCGATTTATGTAATCTGAATCTGAATAATCTTGACTCGATCGTAGTTCATTACCACGTTGGTCAAACCGAGCTCTGCCAGTTAAATAAATACGTGCTGGACCAGGTGATGTTTCTGGATAAACATAAATTGCAATAACTCTAGTTCCATCACGTTCGCTATATCGTATTGGCTTGTAATAAACTGGGTCTCCGTTGTAATCTAAAATTTCAACATTAATATTACTATTATTGACCAGGTTATTACGATTGGCTCGTAGTTTGATTAAATTTTTTCCTGCAGTTAACTTAGACGGAAATTCGACTATTTCAAAATAATCTGGAGATGTTAGGCTCGTATCGTTGACCGTATATGTATAATCCTTATATCCTACATATGCAACTTTCGGCCGTACAGCTAACTCACGAAACGTATATTCTGACATTCATTGCCTTTGCTTTATAATAAATATCAGTTGTAATTTATTTGAGAATATCCTTTAATTTTTTTGATTTCAATCAATTTATCTACAATATCACGCATTGCATCGATATGAGAAATACACATTACAAAACCAAACTGAGACTTTAGATAATCAAATAACAGATACATACTATTAAGATTATCAGAATCGAGCACACCAAATCCTTCATCAATTGCTAAGAAATTGGGACGTGGTAGACTAGTTATATTAATTAACGACGTGCGAATTGCTAACGATGAAATAAATTTCTCCATACCAGAAGTTAATTCTAACGGCCAATAATTATTATCATCATATACAATATAGCCATTAATATTTTTACCATCGGTTTCTAACATTACACTGAAATCTACGATTTGTGCTAAAATATTATTTATTTCAGCTTCAATTTGAGGTAAAGCTTTTGATATTAATTGGTATGGTACGCCATCTCGTTTTACAGCTTTAAGATAATACTCATATCCTTTATATTGAATTTCCAATTCTTTGAGTCGTTGAATAGCTTTAAGTGCATTTGCTTTATTGCTTTCAGCAACTTGCAATTTGCCGGTCATAGTGAGTATCTTTTCGTCAAACTCAGAAATTTCTATCAACAGCGAATCTTGTTCATCTTTTATTTCAGAAATTTCCTGACGTTTCTTTTTATTGAATGCAATATCATCTTTGCGTGAATATGCTTCTTTCAATCGACCATCTATTAATTTAATAGAATCCTTTTTAGAGCTTAGTTTAGAACTATAAGAATTAACATCGCCTTCGGCAACAAGCACTGCATTTTCTACGCGATGAACTTTAGATTGTAAACTATTATACTCTTCTAGATCTTCATATACATTTGTTTGTTTTATTTCTAATATACGTTGTTGTAGTTTAGAAATCATATTTTCTATCTCATCACGTTCTTCTAAAAGAACAGGTAATTTATCAGCCGATTCTTTCGATTCGTGCAACCATGGATTAGCCATACAATACTCGCAATCTGGATCCCATTTATGATCGTCTAATTTAGATACAATTCGTTCAACATGATCAATTGCAATTTGAGTTTGCACAGCTTTATTTGACCATACATTTATACTAGCATTTAATTCATCTGCTTCGGTTACTAAATCTTTTAAAGCAACCGGATTATATGATTCAAGTTTTGTCGTAATATTTATTAATTCATTTCGCGTATTGTTAAGATGCTCTTTTTTATGAAACAATGAATGTTCAATAGTTTGAATTTGATCTACAATTTTTTCTCTCGATTCTTTTAACCCATTAATATCTGAGATTTCTGAATCTATATGTTTTAATTCAGCAGTTAAATTAACTATAATTTCAGTTAAATCGTTTACCATACTAACATGGCCATCGCGCGACTCTTTCATTACATCTAGCGGTTTTGATATTTGCGCAATTTGCCGTTCGCATTCTGCTAACTCATAACTATAGTCTTGACGTTTATATTCTTTAATAATAGAAGATGTTTCTCGAATATCTTCGGCTGCAATCTGATACTGTTTTTCAAATACGTCAATATCTAGAAATTGCGTTAATAATTCTTTACGTTCTCGTTGTGACTTATCAATAAATCCGGTGTTATTATTTTGCAGAGAAAGTGCTGTTAAAACAAAATCTTCATACGAGCCTAAATATTGACGTATAATTTTATTAGTACTATCACGTTGGTCGCCGTTTAACATTTCAACGTTCCCGTTCTCATCTTCATGCCAAAAATCTACATCGACTTTAACGTGGCCATTTTTATTTTGCTTACCGGTACGTTCTACGTAATAAAGTTTACCATCTAAATCAAAACCAAACTTACATTTAAACGATGACTTTTTATTGTTAAGTACATGAACTGCTTTACTTGTACGACTGCATTTATCAAAACAACAAAATGCCAGTGCATCTAATAATGTAGATTTGCCGCTAGCATTAGGAGCAAACAAACCATTCACACCCTGTACATTTCCGAAATCAATTGAATTATTTTCACCGTAACTAAACATGTTAGAAAACTCAAATGTTTTTGGTGACCAGATAACATTACGAGTTAATTCTGAGTCAGGTAATTTAGAATGTACTGTACGATTGATATGACGTACAACGTCAAGTGTTTCATCATCTAGTGCCAATTCATTGTACAAGAATTCAGAAATAACTTTATTTTGCCACTCCGGGTCTCGTACATCTCCAAAATTAATTTTTTGATTCGTATGGCCCGAATTAATAGCATTAACTTTTTGAATAGCTATTTCTTGTACGGAATATTGCTTCCGGATTTCTGCAACTATCGACTTTAGATCTGCAGAATCCGTATCTTCTACTTTTAATCGTAGTCTAGGTTTCTTTGGTACTTTATCAGAAGGGTTTGTTATTTTGCCGTTAACTACATTAAATGTATAATATCCAAACTGATTTTCAATTTCTATAAATTTAGCTTGTCGCGTTTCTATATCCCATACCAATATACCATGTTCTAAACCTTCACCATGATTTTGTTGAATCAACGAACCTGCGTATGCAACAGTTTTTTCATCATTCAGATATTGAGGCTTATGAATATCTCCCAATAACGCTAGATCATGGCCATCAAAAATATTTGTAGTAACGTGGTCATTGCTGAGTACAAATCCGGCATCAGTCGTTGCATTGTTAACAGCACCATGATGTAATGCAATTTTATAATCGCCTTCAAAATCGCTGGCTTTAATAAAATCAGCTGGCTTATCAAAGACTGACATTACGTTAAAGTGTATACCGGATATCAAGTATACACCGTTATCTTTAAGATAATGTAAGTTAGGATGATTTAAGGCTGTGACAATAGGTGTTAATGCATCTAATCGATTAGAGTTATTCAGATTACAGTCGTGATTACCTGTAATTAATAGAGTAGGTGCTATATCAGCTAGTCGTTTAAAGAAAGTTGATACTTGAAATACTAACTCTGGTGACATATCTGTCTTAGCATGTACTATATCGCCGGCGAGATAAATAACTGAATTTGGTGTCTTTGTCTTTTTAATGTATGCATACAGTTTTTTAAATACCTGTTCGTATTCTTTATGCCTCTTGACATTACGTACATGCACATCCGCCACGTGGTATATACGATCAATTTTTTCTATTCCAATGTTTACAGTGCGCATAATATCTTCTCTTCCATTAAACGATCGGCCGTTAAAGGACATGTCTCGTTAATAATATTTGTAATTTTTTCAAATCCTATATCACTAGGATCTTTATCAGTTAAATCAACAAAATACACGTTAATGCCATTAGCAATAAAATATTCAGCTGCTTCTAGCGCTTGTTTACGTGCATCTTGGTCTAAACAGATATAAATGTCTTGGACGCCTTTTTCTACAATTCGGCGCTTCAAAGTATTTGATATTGTTTTACCAAATAATGGTATTGCATTACGACGTATTGCAATTGCATCAAATGCGCCTTCAACTAATACAATAGGCATATTCCAATTGATATGCAATTCAAATCCTACTATATCTTTAGATGCCGGCGGATTCTTATGTTTGTATTTATCATCCATGTAATATGCACGTGATACAAAATAGTTTAAACTACCGTTATCATCAAAACTAGGTATAATTACTTTGCCTCCGTACAAACCATTTTCACAGTAACCAATTCGATACTTAAGAATATCTCGAATTGTAATGCCACGCGATTTCAAATAATGTACTGCATTACGGAACTCAGGTGATATGTTATCAACTTTCCATAATGGTTTGAATTCATCTGGCAATGAAAGTACTGGCGTATCTGTTGTTGTCTTTGATGGACGAAAAGCAACATCATCCAATAAAGTTGCTAGTTTAGCTATCTTTTCGCGTGGTGCATTTAGCTTACGAAAAAGAACGGATAGTTTACGGCCGGAGGCATTACATACCCAGCAGTGCCAATGTTGCGAAATAATATTTACTTCAAGCTTCTTTTTATGATGATGACAAAATGGACAGTGATATGCAATGTCATCTTCCGAAGTATGTTTGCCAGAACCTAGCAAAGAATTAAGTAAAGTAACTAACGAGTATTTGCTCATTTAATAATATTAAGTAATAGCATTGATCATCTCAATACTATCGAACATCAATGTTTCATTCAAAATAATTTTCATGAAAAATTAATTATATGTAATTTATTAAAAAAATCTCAAAAGCTCAAGCCTTATACCAACTTTCTGGAATATTTTTTTCGGCCCATTTTATATTGTTCTTATCGCAAAAATCTGCATATGTTGTTTTAGAACCTTTACGGATTTTAGTTTTAGATGATTGAAATACGATTCTTATATCTAACTCTGGATGTTGTTCTTTTACCAACAAATGTTTTTTACGGTCTTCTAGCGTCCATCGGCCTTTAGCCTCGACTAATATACCATTAGGTAGTCGAAAATCGACTGTATATTTATGATGAGTGGCTGGTTTTATATAAGGTATTACTGTATCCTCATATCCGAACTCTACTAAATTTTCTGTTAAATTATCAGCAACTTTCAATTCAAAGCCGCTCCTATAACCTTTTTTTAGTGCATTGCGACGCACTTTGGATTTTGATCTCCAAGCCATAACCTTTTCCTTTTGTATAAATATTAATAGTCCCAGCGTACAATGAAGTTCATATCAACATCATCACGCTTTTGTACTGGCGATGCTAACTTTCCTACTGCTAACATTTCGCCATTATCATTATATAAACCAATTGTTGTTATATAAGGATATACTGATCCACTCACAAACATCGGCTTTCGTAACTCACCCGGTGTTAGTTTAGAATTTGCAACTGAATCCGTGTTGCATGCATTATCCTCGCCTGTCGAAGGTCTATATGTCGCAGATGGATTCATTGAAACATTTAATTGATCAGCTGGTACGCGTACCAATACTTCGTTTTCATAAATTGTATGCTGACCTTTATATGTCATTGACCAAGTATTACCAAAGAATCCAGATCCTGAATTATATCTTGGCAACGGTGTAGAAACTACAGCATGGCCGTTGCGATAAAATACATTACCTACGACATTAGTTTGTAAACACGATGCTGATAAGAAATGCCGATTAGCTAATGATTGAATATTAGCATTCGATACTGCATAATCATATAATCTCATTTCAGCCAATCCATATATTGTACTCTGCCCACCCCATGGGTCAGCCTCTGGATTTTCTGCACCTATCATAATATCAGCTGATGTTGCTGTATTATTATTAGGCAATGAGCTTGAATATGCAGAAGCTACAGTGTCAATAAATAACTCACATATACTAGCACTATTACGTATGCACATATGATGCCATTGTCCATCATTTGCAAAACTACCGCTAATTACCGAAGTCTGTGTTCCGTCGGATGCAATGTAAATCAAACGTTTCTGGGATTCTGCAATTTCATGTTTAATATATAATGCAATCGGCGTACGTGTTTTCCAAAATTCCGGTCGTTGAAAATATAAATTTGATTCATTAGTACCTGTAATATTTAAATCACGATAATCAAACGTTCCGTTATCAGTAATGTATCGCTCTCGAGTCACGCCGTGTTTATTGATTATAAAAGATAATAAATTTGAATCACTGACACCGACACGATCGCGATGCCAAAATGATAATGTCCAATCATCACATCGTTGCAATTTATTAAACAAATCATTATGTGGTATACGTATATATGTATTATCTGGAAATTCTGCAGCATTGCCTATAGACGCAGAAGTATTTGTCGCCGTAACCCCGTCGATTAGCTTTACGCCTTGTATACTTGCATCAGTATGTTCAGTACCATTTAATATGTATTTGAAATTACCGGTAGTATATGTACCTAAGCCAGACGGGAATCTACGAAATTCATCATTAAATGACATATAAAATACATTTCTAGAACTGCTAGCAAATGACGATGTATCAATTAATGGGTCTCGTAAATTACCGTTGCTGTCATCTCGTAACGTTATAGATGTATTAACAGGCGTTGCAGTAATAGAAACAGAACCAGGCTTTATACGTTCGCCTACATCTAAATATGGAATCGAAACAATAGATGCCGAAACATTTAAATGCTTTCTAGCCGTCGATCTATTTGTCAATTCGTGAGAACGTGCCGGGTCATATGGATACCGATAATATCTATGGTCTATAGTATCCCATACTGTATGTTGATTCGTACCGTCGCTATTTAATGGATAAACAGCCGCCGTATCATTTACATCAACTCTATTACCTGTGTAAATAGCATTATATTGAGTAACAGATGTCGAAGCATTTGTTATCGTATATTGCTTGTATGCACGGAACGGTCTACTTTGATAGTCATTCGATCGAATCCCTCGAAATACTGTAGGTGTTGCTGGCATGACATTTTAATTAGAAGTCTAATTTAACCTTAATCAATGCTTCTCTAGTAAACGCTTTTAACAATGGTTGGCTAAGTTTTGCTACTGCTAACAACTCACGTCGATCATTATACAGGCCTACACTAGTGATATATGTTTGTGGATCGTTAACAAATGAACTAAATGCAACTTGACCTAACGAGCCGGTTACAAATGACGGATTATTTGAATAATTATATTCGCCATTTTTAACACGTACAAAATAATATGTCGATTTAACTTGTTCTGCAGATCTGCCTTGTATTCCTCCGGTAATCGTCGATGGCGTTAATGCATGAGAACCTGACAAAGATCCAAAAAGTTTTTGTCGATTATTTCCCTCAATGCCAGATGCTACACCGGTGTTAAAACTTAAACCGCCGGCGGCTGCACTTAAATCTAATGTATCGCCATTTAATATAGCAACACCGTGCTGTGGATATAACAAACCGAAATATGTAGGCGATGAAGAATTATAAATACTAGTACCGCCATCAATTGAGCCTGATATTAAGTTATAAACTTGGCCAGCTTCGCCTTCAGTTGCAGCATTAATTGATGAATCATCAATAATTTGTCGGTAAATATTACTAGAACTTACTTCTGTAAATGCAGTGCCAGATGCTGAAATCTCAGCTAATGTAATTTCAAAATTACCTGGATCTAATTTTTCTCTATAACGTGCTCTATTAAAGTTTAAGACATATATAGAATCTGTATCAGTGCCGTTAATAGTAAACTTTCTATCATTAGGGGCTAATAACAATTGAGCATACTGACGATAAATAGCTCTAGAGGGTGTATCATTATTTAAATTACCTGTAGTATCAACAGATCCTGACCCATTATAATGTCCATATGCAATCGAAAGCATTGGCGTTGCAGTAGTATCTGTCTCCGGATCTTTATCATATAATTCATAAAAATATGATCTTTGAGCAGTGGTTGCAGTTGAACTAGAATAAAAACTAGTCATACTACCGGTGTTGCTAGAAAATAAACCTTTAGTAACAGTCTCTACTTGATTTGATAATACATCGTCAGGAGTCTGAAATGGCGTAAATATACGACCGTTACGTGCACGTAAAGATACTTGCTCCCGTTCCCTGATAATATCATCTGCCAATTGACGTGCTAATCGAGAAACTTGTTGACTAATAGTACCTGATTGTTGCGCTCCAAATCGCGGCGAAAATCCAGGTGTTGATATTTGACGATTATTTAATCCCATGTTTTATTCCTTTATCCTGCATTTAAGCCTGATGTAGCTACTTGTACTTTATTAACTGTAACATTAAGGGTCGCTCGGCCTCCGGTCTCATTTCCTATAATAAGAATAGTCGCTGTTTTATCAGCTAATAATTGAGGCTTAGCTACAAATTGGAATTCTAACCCAGTAACCGTAACACTTTGTGCTGCTTCCGAATCTCCAATAAATTGAGGCGATGATGCAGCTGCATTAACATTCGGCGCTGCAACCGTCGCTGTCAATGTTCCGGCATCTGAATCAGACAATATTGCAGTATATCCAAATGTACGGTTGCCGCCTTGGAAGTTTACTGTCTGTGGAAGTATTGCATATGACTGATTATTTTCTAGTGAAACGGATGTTTGGCCTATACTAACAACAGGAATATTTGCAGTACCTTTTGGTAATGTTACAAGCTTGTATTTTAACATCTGCGTTTCATCAGGCAATGCTTCTAATACTGGCATGTTTTCTATTGCCGCGCCGTAATATGCTGTACCAAGCGGGTGATCTGGATTATATAAATCATAATCAACCTCATCATCTGCTAATGCGAACTGCGTAATTTTAAATTCATCACGGCCGCGCGCTAACAATTCGCGTCCTTTTTTAGTAAGGATTGCATCAACTGTTATAGTACTGTTATTCAAATATCCCATGTTTTATTCCATCTTTTTAATAAATATGTAATGGCAATAATTATCTAACTGATATATTACCTGGCGTAATTACCGGAGACGTCGATCCGCCACCTCTAGTTTGAGGTACTGGATCTTGATTGAAAATTAATTGGTTTGGATTTGTTTCATATACTTCAATAACCGGTTTAAACCCTAATGCCGATATTGTAGAGTTTTGATTAATACCCGGGCATGTAATACGGCTACCGTTGAATCTTAAGTTATCGATCATTTGATATTCATCGTCATGATAACTAGCATCGGATAAACTACGAGAATAATATAATCCTAACGACTGGCTAACTGCTTTGTACTTATCACGTAAATACTTATCACCCGTTACGCTACCAGAATAGTGATAAGTGACTAACTTAAATACATTGCTAGATCTAGTAGTATCAATAACACTGCCAGTTGGCGATGTTATTAACGGATGTAATGAAGATGTAATTTCCGCCGGCAGACCTAAATTAGCTGCACCGGCCGAATCTTGGTTATAAGGAAATAATGTATAAATATGCTTATACACCGAAGAATTGACTGGATCTATACCTCTATCTAAATCCATTAAGTAATTGCCAGAATCGGCATATCCATTATCGCCTACATGATATACAGTTACTGCTTCAGCTAAGTTTGGTGCAGATGCGATACTAGCAGTATAAAGAATGTATTCGGCTGTTGCAGTAGGATCGACTGAATCAACTAACATGTCATACTGCGGTGTGGTGATAGTCGGACGTTTTGTGATTTGAACTTTTGATCTTTCTAATGCATGCGGTTCAATTAACAAACCCATTACATCATCTACACGCTCTGGTAGTAACTGCTTAATCTGGTTAAACAGTGTAAAGTCAAACTGACTAAAAACTCTTATATATGCATTTATATCATTTCTGTCAGAAAACTTTTTCCAATACTCTTTAGATAATGTCCTAAGTTCAGGATATGATGATTCAAATTCGTCTTCCGGGTTTCCTATATAATCATCTAATGATTCGCCGGCGAATTGATTGAAAATATCTTTATTAATTTGATCAGCCTGCGAATAAAATAATCCTAATCGATTAGTATCAATAGGTGCATAATCAAATGACGAACGTTCACTTGTATTAGTCGGTGATAATTGACGAATTACACTATTATCTTCTAAACGAATTTTTTGTGATCTAGGTGTATTTGCGCCGCCAGATATTGACTTAACATAATATGTTTCTTCAATTGGTACAAAATTTCCGCGTTCTGAATTTGATGGTGATGAGAATCCATATGCGCGCGCATTTGAGTTATATGCATCACCATCTGGGTTTGAAAAATCGACAATCGATTGATTAGGATGAGATGAAGAAATTATAGTACTATCCGTCGATAAATCAACTGCATTTAAGTCTGTTCCTAACGGATAATGACGTACTAACGTTGCATATGATGAAGTAGCTGATACAGTACCTATATACGATGTCGGATTAATAGTATGTTGAATAATCGTAGCCGAATCTAAATCTTCGGCCCATTCTCGATACTCTTGAATATATCCAATAAAAGGACTAGGGATATATGTTGAAGAACTATTTAAAAAGCCTTCTGATGCATCTTGAAATACATCGAATAAATCGGTCCATCCGCCGTCATCTGTTTTTGTTAGCCCGCCAATATGCAGATGTGAAAAATCGGAACTCTGATATTGAGACCATCCGGATTTGTGATATGTAGTGGTTACCGGACGTACGGTTATACTACCGCTATGAGATATAGTATCATTTGTTTTAGATTTTTGGTATATATCAACGTTATATGTAAGAGCCGTTGTATATGAATTATTAAAGATATTTGGCGAATCGGGAGTAAAATACCAATGCAAATTCCAAAATTCGTTATTATATAATGGAAGCCATTCAGTAGAACCAGTCATTGCAACTACACCTGATATTTGATCTAGATGTGAATAAACAATTCTTCCATAATCTGTACTTCCAGAATATGAGCCCGTGTATTGTAATATTATTGATGATCCGGCATACTGACCAGCTCCGATATCGGCAATTACTGTTAAAAGCTGCATATCAGATTTATTTGTAGGCTTAAATCGTAATTCACGCGCACGAGGCGGAATATCTGCAAATGGCGTAGATTCGAAATGATTGAATAAAGTTCTGTCTAGATCATCCATGTTATATGAAATCCTAGAATTGCCATCAAATTCTACTGCATATGAAAACCTATCTTCAATCAAAGTAGGAGCTTCATCACCTACAGTAGGACCGCCATATTCTCTAATGGAAAGTAAAGTCTGAGGAATACCATATGTATTCATCAATGCTTTAATCGAGCGTTCTGTACCTTTAGTTTTAAGTAAATAAGGTAAATTATTTACTATTCTACGCCATACTTCTGTTGTTATTTCTTCATCAGTTTTAGAAAATAAAGAACCAGTACTGGCATATGAGCCTGATGTATTAACGCCTAATGTATATTGCCAGAGAGACGATGCTTGTTTACCGTTAGCTAGCTTCCATCCTAACGACTCAGCAACATCATATAACGTTTCTTTGCCGACACCTAATTTAGGATGTTCTTCAGGTTTGTATGTTTTTGTAAGAGCATCTACGTACGAATATATAATATCAAAATGATGACCAATCATATTAACGAATAATTCATATTCGCTGTTATTTTCATCATTACGTATATGTTCTGGTATTGTTTTAACTAATGCAGTTTCACTTTCTCTATCATAGATAACAGCGTTATCGTATAATGACGTGTACCAAGCTTGGCCGATTGCCGAATCTACTTTATGATTAACATACGACCCATTCGATAAATATTTTGGCCATGGTGTTACTGTATATCCTTGTGCCCCAAGAACTGAACCAGATACGCCATGTGTAGTTAAACTAGCAGTAGGTTCATAATAAAGCCAACGTTCCCATGCATCAAATCCTCCTATAACAGAATCTAATCTAGTTTGGTTTGTTGCAATATTACCAGATAATGAACCAGAATCTGAACCTGACGCTGCTTGTAACGTAGAAATACTACCGCTGTAATATTCTATTAGTTCTAGTTTATACTTAAAATTATTTAAGCGCTCAGTCGCTGATGAATAAAATATAAAATTATCAAATGCAGAATAATCAACACCGACATTAATACCAGCTAACGACCCAGAAAAGTATTTATCAATAAGTTGTTGAGATGTTGATGTATTAGACCCTAACAATGAATTCCATGACTGGAAATCTGTTTCCGTAATTGTCGTATAACCTGGATCAATTTCAAAATTTGCACCACGGAGTTGAACCGGTGTTATTGTCGGATCTTCTTTAAAGATTGAAATGTTATCAATGAACGGATCGATCATTTCTTCAACAATCCATGCCGTATCATTTTGATTTATATTAACTGGCAGCGGTGTATATAGTCTAACGACTATATCATTAGGTTCTCTCCAATCACGTTGATTGATGATTTTAAAGATATTATTCTGACCGAAATTTAGTGCCAATGAAAATGCTTCAACTGCACCGTATTCATCTAAGTACTCATCTATAACGCCATCAAGCGAATCATCGTCCGTAGGAATTAGTTTAAGATGTAATTCACGTCTATCCGGCGAAATCTCTTTAATAAAAACTAAAGGATTTGATTCATTACCTAGAATAGGTTTATGTATATTGACAGTAACTTCAAACTCACCCCGTTCAATTCCAAATTTGGACATTGCTGTAGCATGGTCGATCCAAATAGTATCGTTTTCAAATACAAAATCTTGAATCGAACCACCAACGATATAATCGCCTATATCACGTACATATGCATGTAATTCAACAACAGATGTATCAGTCAATGTAACATTTTGAGTAGATAATTGTAATATATCAATATCAGATTGCTTCCATGTAATGCCAGCAGTTATACCATCCTTTTGTAAAATCTCATCTCGGTTAGTAAATCTATCTAAACTCATTGTTATCCTTAAGACTTCTGGTAATTTGTATACGTTTTACCGGGTGAGTATTTTTCTATTATTGCAATCACCGTTGCTGGCCATTTAATAGCAAACTTGTTACTATTACCGACGTTATTATATATTCTTTTACGAAGAAGTTGTATAGATTCATATACGTTATTAATATATGCTTTAGTATTTGAATTTAAAGTAAAAATAAAATCATTGACATCGTCTACTGAATTATTAAATTCTATGTATGCATTATCTATTGCATTTAATGTATTTAAAATTTCTTGGAATTGTTCTACTGTATCACTAGTAGCAATTGCATTTGTAATATCATCAAATTGGCTACTTAATAATTGAAATTCATTCGCAGTTGCTGACCGAGTGTTATCGATATCTTCTGCCAATTCGCGCACGTTCGCGCGTGTTCCAGTGTTAACACTGTCGCCGGCAATATCCCATTTATAATAAAATGCATTTAATATACTAGCACGTATATAACTACTACTCTTCATTGATGGTTTATCACGTCCAATGCCGTCTCTAGGAAGTTCAAACGTCTGAGCGTTTTTTACATTACCTGAATTCGAACCTACTTCACTTAACGTAACTGAGTCTGCATTAACAACACGTGACCATTCGCCTGCAATCTCATCTTCTTGCGATGTTGTTAAGTTAGAAGTTATACGTTGCGTTGTTTCAACTAATCTAAATAAAGAGTGTTCAGTACCTTTAACTTTTATGTTGCCGTTATTTTTAAACTTGATAAATTGCCATCTATCACTTGCATCGCCTATTCGAGTTATATCATTTTCAATCTGATCTAGAACAGTTATTGCAGAGTTTTGTGTACTGTTTAGCATAACGGTTGCATTAGCTACGATACTTGCAATTTCCTCATATCTAATATTAATCGTATCAACTAAATTATTTATTAAACTTTGTTCTATGGACTGCTCACGTAAAATATTTAATGTATCTTGGTCATAGTATTTAACACTGCCACGTGGTTCATATGGCAGTAAATATTCAATATCAAATGGATTGTTGCTGTACGTATCAATATAAGTTTTAAACTCATCTATATCCATTCGGTCTGCTTCAATGATATGTGCAAATTCATTCCATACTGGATCTAAGCCTTCTCTAGCATCTACAACATCTTCACCCGACAATACAGTTATGCCACCATTTTGTATTAACAAGTTAATATATCCGGCGCGGCCATATCTGCCGTTAGGGTCTTGATACCCGCTCACATCTAAATCATTTACATATGCATATGACCGAAATACTTCGCCATCCGTAACCTGTTTCCAATAACCGTTCGTCATAATACGTACGCCGTTGACTAAATCGTTTAATTGGTTATTGTCGTTTTGTATAACTTCTGAATTAAATTCTTCGTCCGTCAATGATGCCGGCGGCCATGATAAAATCACCATTTTACCTTCAAATCTAGCTCTTAACGATTCCTGATACGTCTGCTTACTATAAACTGCATTAAAATACCCTTTTGATACAGGATCGATATATTCACCTGGGTCACGCGTGAACGGCGATAATGGTCTATATCCACTTTCATATCTAATACGGAAATTCCATTCTGCACTTCTATCAAATAAACTACGGGCTGCAAATTCCGCTTCCGGCGATACTACTTCATCTATAATAGTAGTTTTACCATCCATAGATAAATCGAACTGCTGTAGTTGAGTATTATCAGCTATTGTTATATCGCGGTACGTCAATCTACGCTCTACTAACATGACCTCTAACGTTTTGTAATTAGGTATAGGATATGCAACATTATCACGAATAAAATATACGCAGAAAATATCATTCACAGAATCAAATGAACCAAGGTTTTGTGGCCCAGCTTGAATATATGCATCATGATAATCTACTGGTTCTTTAATTTGGTCTGGATGGATTAGAAATAATCCAGATACGCCCGGTTCATATTGTACTTCTTCATCTAAAAAGAAATTCCATTCTTCGTCCAACAAATCATCTAATATGTCTTCGTCAATAGTCGGAATTGATTTTGTAAGTTGATAATTCGTATGTTGTACAACAGATGGCGATACTTGTAATACTTGTCTCGAGTTACGTGAAGTAGGTTCGAATTCAGGTAATGTAACTTGATCGATAAGTTCTTGATTAGGGTCAAGTTCTTCAGTCAGAATACCGGCTTTAAAATTGGGGTCATCAGGAAACTCATCACGCATTATCTCAAGTAAAAGGCTATCTAGAGTAGGGGATGTATGTTCTGGTTTATTAGCTGCTGTAAATCGGTTTGTTGCCATCATCTATCTACTCTAAAGTAATATTTGTTATCATGAATTTGTACATCTTCACCACCTTCGCGCTCAATACGTAGTACTAACTTATAATACCGTTCCGTTAAGAACGAATTAAAATCTATATTAATATAGTTACCGGACGAATCACATGATATGCGCGTAGAACCCGTATCAAACGGAATGATAGTTTCGTCAGTAACAGAATCTAAAACACTCCAATACGATGATGTCGGCAATCTATAATTATCTAAATATACTGAAGACGTTTGATATGCACGTGTCGGGAATTCTGGTCGCGTCTGAATACGTAGCTTAGCTTTCTCAGATTCATGATATGCAGATCGCAAATTTGTAAAGTACGGAACATATATATCGCTGTTTATTTCAGTAAACGAACCCGTTCCAGATAAGATAGAATTGTCATAAGCTACTTCAAGTCTAGGTACGTAGATCGTATTTGATTCTCGACCAAAGAATTTTAAGCTACCAGCTAAGTCGCCAGATATTTCAACAGCCGTTGGCCATTTGATAATTAAACCATGATTTAAAATATCATTAGATATCCATGCATTCATTATCGGAGTGATATTTAAACGGACATCTATAGTTTCCGCATTACTAAATGATTGACTAGCTCGATAACTTATGCTATTATCTGCAGAACTAGTTAGCCATGTGCCGCCGCCATTTAAATTAGTAACACTTTCTTGGCCGGCTGATTGAGCAGACCCAGTATTCCAAGCAGATGGTAAGCTGACATCAGTCCCATTACGATAGTACCATGATACACCTACACGTGATTCTGGGTCAGAATCAAATGTACCAGTGCCCATTGTCCAAGATTCCGAAATTGGATATGCTTCAATCGAAAAATTTGCCGGTACAGAATTTGCATTAGCCAATCGTAATGTTAAATATGCAGATGACGATAATGGATGAGATGCAAATGCAGGTATAGTACCATTGTTAATATCGGTACGTAACGTCGTTACATTATTTCCTAAATCTAACAATACACGTGAATTATATGTGTTACTTAACACATTGCCCATATCATCGCGAGAACCACATGCAATCTTTGTTAATTCAAGTATAGAATCTAATCCAGTATTACGTTCTGGATATTTTTCATATATAGTCGTATCACGTTCTATGTAATAAAGTTTATACATATTATGCCTTTACTATTCTTCCTTTAATATCAGAATCGGGATACTTAACTTCAAAAATGCAAGGATCTAAACTCGGATATACAATACCATTTTTAGTAGCACCATTAATGCTATATACATTATTGTTATAACCTTTATTAGCATCATATAAATTTATTATATCTAATTTAGGTACACTTTGAACACCATCAATTTTATCAAGTTCCGTCATTAAATTAGATATGTTTAAACTACCGTTAATCTGCATACGTTCATTATTTAACAACGTCTTAAGCCTATTTATACAACGTATTAACACTTCATTACTATTGGCATTAGGCCTAGGTATAATTTCAAACTCTACGCCAATATTAATCACATATGCAGTTTTAATATTAATTGCATCCGTTAACATTCTATAATTAGATAAGTATGTACGTAAATTTTGTTTTACTGCAGTATTAAGCGGTGTAAAGTTACCGGCGACGTCATAACCTAACGTATATAAATTTAGAGCTAATGGATTAGATATAGTCTCGCGTGGATATTCATTATCTGATGTATTAATTTGGGTATCACTGACAATATATGCCTTTGCAATTGATCCGTATTTTGAAGGCATTGCATAACATCTAGAAATATAATCTTCACGTGTAATAGCTCTATTTTGAGCAGCAAATGCTGCTATGGCAGATTGACGTATATTTTCGATATCATCTTTAGCTTTTCCGCCACGTGCCGGTACAGGATTGTTTACAGCCAGAGATGCTTTTGTATCAGTCAAATCAACGCCGTAAATTTCTGTTGCAGTATTATATGGTACAGATAAAATTGTTGTCAATGAATTAACACTTACATTCTCTTTTGTGCCGCCACCTACCGAATATGTAACAGTTAGTGTCTCATTATTTGGAGCCAATCCATATGTACTAGTATATAAAAAGTTCGATGGATCTATGTTATTGTTTGTAGTTCGATTTAAATACTCTAAGCCGCTACCAATGTTCTTAGGATTAGGAATTAATTCTTCATCAGCATCGGAACTTATACCAGCACCAAATTGTATTTCGGTACGTAAGTCTTCTCTAAGTCTAGTTACAAACCTTCTAGGTGTACGTCGTAATTTTAAAATATACGGCACAGCACTTCTAAATGAAGATAGGGTTGAATCATTAAATGGAATGTTCTCGATATCTTCGAATATAGTGTCTTGCGCTAAATAATCGACTTGATGCCATGTCGAGCCTTCGTCGCTAGTAACACTGATTATATCTAATACATTAGTATCTGTTAATGCAATTTTATCATATATTTTAGGATCACCGAATGTAAATGTAGCCGTCTTAACCTCGCCAGATATTGCCGGAACGGATTTTTTGTATAAGTAGTATTGTACATTACCATTACTATCAATCTCATATACAGAAATATCTAATGGATCTATAGAACTTGATGATGAAAAGTCTACAGTCGATAATGTACGAAATGTGACATTATCATTACCGGTCACTGTCATTCCAGGTTGGATTGATAACGTATATCTTTCATCTGGACGTGCAGATGCTCCAGAACCAAGTGCCGGCACAAGTTGATACACATCTAAATCGACTAACGCGGGTGAATTTAATTTTGGCTTATATCCCAACATTTGGGATAACTGCAATACATTAGCATCTTCTTTAGCGCTATTAAGTAATGACTCTCTATAAGAAGTATCAGTGTAAAATGACAATACATCGCCGACATATGATGCCATTTCCATAAACATCATACCAGGCGACGATTCATTAAAATCATTGTAGGTATTGGGATAATACGTACGTGCGAAGTTTATTAAATTTTGTCTAAACTGCGCAAAATCTTTATTAAGATATTTTACATCTTTTTTAACTAATGTCATTAAAGTCCTCCATATACCTGTACTAATCTACTCGATGCCGGCGAATATGTATCTTGAATTGGTTCTGATACTATAATTGCATTTTCTTGAGCCAACACATTAATGATTAAATTAGCACCGTTACGTGTTGTACGAAAACGTATTCTGATATCTATTCTATGTTCATTGGTAACCACATCGACAGCGTCGAGTATAATATACGGAATCCATGTATTAATATCATTAGTGATAGATTCTGATAAGTCGGATGCTAAGGATTCATACGACTGACGAAATAAAAACTCACGAATTCTAGTCCCAAAATTAGGTTGCATGAAACGTTCACCCTTAAGGGTATGTAATAAATTACGTAAATTACTTATAGACTGTTCCTCTGTTGTATACGATTGTACAAATACGCCTTTACCATTTGTTCCAGCAGCATCATACGATGTCTCTTCTTTTAGTCGTCCGGTAACTGGTCTATTTAAAGGTAAGAGTATACCTACACCTTTATCTGGCGTCTCATTGATTGGTTCATATCTATAAACACTACGTGCCATTTATTATTTCTTTTTATCCATTGCCTTCATTAACGAAGAATAGTCGCGCGTAAGAGCGTTAACGACGGCTTCACCGCCTTCCTTAGATTTTAATGAATCTGTAGAAATAGCATTGCCAGATACATCCTGTACAGCGACAGGCTCGGCAGATTGCATTCCAAACGCTTGTGCCATTTCAGATCTAAAATTCATAGTAGACCATTCATCTGATGACATTGCGGATGTTTCATTTAAGATGTCATTTAACATTGGATTTTTTACGTACTGCTTTTGAGACTGCGTTGCTTGTTTATGCATACGCATGCCGTGGTCTATAACTTCATTGTGAGATTTTTTTGGTTCCGTACGTTCGTTTAACTCATGACGAATGGCAGTACGTACTTCTTCTCGGATTATTGTTCGTAACGCTTTTAGAAATACTTTAGAGTTCATAAAATATCCTTTATAATAAATATGTTATTGCTTTAGACTTGCAATTGTAGAATCGATCTTAGATAGATTTGCTTTAATAGTGCCAAGTTTTGTTAAAATAGATGTTGTTTGGCCGACAACAGCACCAGATGCACCGGCTAAAGCTCCGGGTGCCGGCGCTAATGGAGCAAGTATCACAAGCCCCGCAGCAACCGATGCTTGCGCAGATCCAAATGTAGTAGTTGCTACTGACAAAGTATTGACTTGAGTCGTTAGGGCATTAACTTGCGAATGTAAGCTTTTCAATTCATTTTGTATATCTTCAACCATAGTAAAAAATTTATCCATGTCCGATGCCCATCCTGGCGTTGCAATAGATACGGTACTTTTACCTGAAATAATTACTTCGTCGACCTTGCTATTAATAGTAATACGGTCGCTATTTAAAATAATTTGCGGTTCTGAATAACTACGTGTTGATAGTATACCGCGGCCTATATTTTGCTGTGAAGTATCTAATTCTAGCTTTTGCGACGTTGATAAAATAATAGATGATGCATCGCTTTGAAAATTTTCGACGTTTGATTCTTGATTGTTACCTGCAGTAAGTATCATCAAAGGTTCATTGACAGGTCCATCCCATGGCGGTAATGTATTATACAATAACGAACCGTTTGATGCACGTGAATTAGTATCTACACCAGATGAAAAACGTATTGAAGAACCAAATCGATCATTGATAATTAGATCTCCTTCATATGGCTGTAATGTATTAACAGATTTTTCTGCAAACGAACTTTGTTCCGGTACTTTGTTGCCTTCTGGTGATATAAACGAATCTAACGTCGAGCCTTTGGCTACTGTGTTCATGATCCATGGTAGCTGATTTATATTACGCGAACCGTGTAAGTTTAATGTAGTTGTATAATAAAATCGATTATCATTATATTTGTTTTCAGCAGTCCCCGATGGTAACATATGAAGCTGGACTATCTCGCCGTGCAAGGGAACACGTGTAATATAATCTAGTAAAGGTAAAACATATGTTTCACTAACAGCCTGCGTCCGGTTATTTTGAGTACGAACTAAAATTTCGCCTGGAAGCCGTTCTCTTTGTACACCATTCTGATCAGTAATTGGTAGGTTATTGTACGGACCGCCGTTACCTTCATCTATCACTTGAGCGTACGTCATCAATATCCTTGTTTATATCACTCTGTTCAGTTTTTAATGACTTAACTTCGTCTTCTGCTTCTTGTAATAATCTAGAACGTTCTTCATCTGACAATCCGAATTCTCCACCTTCTTCTTTTGTTCCGGCAGACATTAACCGCTGTACAATGCCAGCTAACTTAACTAATGCATCATCGTTTTTAACGGATACTTCGATATAGTCTTTTATCATAGGAACTAATAGAGTAGCATCGCTTATGTTTTTAACTAGAGGCTGCAATTCTTGAATTAGTCCATCTATTTGTCTAGATTTCTTTTTAGAGTTATGATAGACATCTTTCATTAGGTCCGAAAACGTCGTACCCTTGAAAAGTTCAAAATCATTAGGATCCATACTGCCCTTTAAAATAAATATGTATATATCTATTTCAGGCTAGAATTTGGCCGGTCTTGCGATAAACAGAAAACATTTTCATGAAATCTTTACGCATTACATTTATTACTTTAGTAATGTTTTGAGTTTTAAGCCCGGTCCGTTCTCTTATAAGAATGTATAATGCCTTTTTATTAAAATCTTCAATATTTTCGCGCATGCGAAATAACTCAAGTATCGCATCGGCTACTGCAATATCTCTACTATTTGTAAATATAGATGTAAGATTTACATCATACCAATCGCACCAAAGATTGGTAAAATCACGTAACTGAGATTGTTGATCGTTTAATGAACGTTCGATGTCTAAATCTCGCGAGTTGTCAATCTCATCAACTTCCGCGCGCGCCTTAAGCTTGGCATAGTTTTGGTTGTTTTGAATTATAAGATAGTTTTTAGCAATAATAGAAAAGTAAGAAAAGGCTTTTCCCTTACCTGCTTTATATTTGTGTATCTTCTCATTAAGAAATGCAACTACCTCGCATTTAACATCTTCATATGGAATATCAAAATAACTAAATTTAAATGTATGATATATATTTTCTACTAATTTATCAAAAGGATAATGAATATGTTCTCTATATAATTTGTTTCGAGCATTTTGATCATCTTCATTATTATATGCAATAATTGCATTCTCCGTAACAACTGTAAAGTACTGCTTCTTTGACGGTTTTCGCCCTCGCTTAGAATTAGGATCTACTGGTTCGTATTGTTCTAGCCATTTATAAAACGCCTCTGCCGATATCATTAAAAACTCCTATTGAGTAACTCAACTATATCTCGAATTTCTTTAAAAACAAAACCAATTTCGTCATCGGCTTCAAAGGAACCGCGGTGGTCGATAGCTCTAATTCTAGAATTAGATTCAGACATTTTAGTTTTTAGTTCCTTAAAGAAATTGTAAAACTCTGTATTAGACTCTTCCAATTCGCGTATATAGTCTTCCAATTTTTCTTGTCTACGTATTGCAACTACGTTACCAATTATAGAGGCTACTAATACAATAGCTATAGTTATAACTGCATATTCCATGTTATTCTCCAAATAAATCTTCAAACAATTTGTTTGCGTTTATCGAAGGCTTTGGTCCACTAGCCTTCTTCTTAGTAGTAGATTTGGCCGGAGCATTATCACGCCACTGCTCGTATTCAATTCGAGCAGCCATCATATCAGCATGATGTAAGATGACAGGCAAATTGGTGCGTAACTTGCTATCAGCACTTCTAGAAATATAATAAGGCTTATTAGCATCATCATACAAGCCATCATGAATACGAATTGCTTGATACTCATTCCATGTCACTGGTACTTTAAAGTTTTGAAGTACCCATAGTCCTAAATCAGGTACCATTGAAAATGGGTTGTTAGGATTATACTTGTACATCTTACCTTGGTTTTTACGATGCCATTCCGAGTCGTTAAAAATGTATACTTCGCCACCGTCATTAGGAAATCCAGCTTTACCTAAATCATGATGCATTGCTGCAAACATAAGTTCTTCTTTTGTGAAGCCATCTAAACTAGCACCCATCTCTCCCCATGAAGTATACAACTTATCTGCACAATCCATTACACGTAATACATGATCTACATAACCGCCTTCGAATGCATTATGGTAATGATCTACGCTCGAAGCTGGCATTGTCATCATACGATCTTCAAAGAAGTCATACATTTTATTTAGCGCGGTCGCGCGCTCTGGAAACCATGATTCGACTCGTTCTCGATACGTTTTCCAATTTTCTGCAATTTGATCTAATGTTAAACTCATGTTAATTAACTTGATTAATAATATCTAATTCAACGGCTTCCATGGGAGATAACCACATATCTGTACGTAGCTTTGTCATCCACCACTCTTTATCTTTATTACTTCTAGCAGCTAGTAACTCATACATGTTATTTAACGATTTTTCATGAAATGCAGCTTGTACTGCAATGTTAGAAATATTCGTATAATCGTTACTAGATAACGGTTCATGCAGCATAATAGATGATCGTTTACTAGCGACACGTACACCAGTACCCGATAAAAGAATTAATGCAGCTGCTGACCATGCAACACCGCGACATATTGTGTTAAATTTTATACTCGCCGATTCCATAAAATCAATAATACCAAATGCTTCGAATAAATCTCCGCCAGGTGAATTGATAATTACATTGATTGATTCTGTATTATTTTCTTTTACCAATGCACGGACTTTAAGTATAAATTGAGATAATGTATTGCTATCAATTTCACCATTAATAAAAATGACATTATCATCGAAGTCGATCAAATACTGTAGACGATCATTCAATGATACAGTCTCTATCGATTGACTAGAATTATCGCGCTGCGATATATTATCTCCGTATATACTCATAACCTAAATATATAAACTTCTTCTTAATAAGACAAAGTATTAGTTAAGTTTTTTCAACTTTCGTTGAAGCCGTCGCATCTCTACATGGCCAGCCTTAACGTCCTTTTTCCATTTAGCCTTTTTTATTTCACCACGCGTAAATGCAATCTGTTGTAAAATTTGATCTTTAAGCTCTTCCTTTTCTCGTTTTGAAAGCTTTGTTTTCTCAGCTGGCTCAATTTTTGTAGGTTCTAATGTACCTTTAAGCTGTGGTTGTTCTACACCTTTATGAAAAACGTTGCCTTGAGGATCGACAAACTCTTTCATAAATTGCCATCCGCGCGGGCGACCTTTAGAAACATACCCACGCGGTTGTTTTGGTGGTTCAACTGTTTTTTGTGTACAGCTACTACAAAGAACTGCAACCGCATCACTACCTACTTCAGACCAATTGGTACACCTAGGTTTATTTTTAAACTGTTCCCATGACCAATGATTCTTATCTTCGATGCTATTACGGCAAATCATAAGCCGTTTTCCATTCTGCGTACGTGTTTTAAAACTATATTTAATTTTTTTCATAACTACATTAGTTTATGTCCAATATGAATTTCTTGGATTTGATGGCTTTTTATTTTTTTTTAATTCCGTTTCTTTTGCAATTTGATTTTCTAACCATTCTCTATCGTCATCACTAAGACTTCCAATTGCATTATTCAGGGCCATGTCATGAGCATGTTCCTCGTCCCATTCTTCTTCTCTAGCTTCTTGCTGTTTGATAAATTTAGCAAACGATTTATCTTTATCATACGTTAACCCGCCAGATATAACATCCGCAGTATCTTGTAAATGGTCTAGTTCTTTGTTATTTGATTCTGTATCTTTCATTACTATATGTCCTTTATTCTGATCAAATGCAAAGTTTGCAGCCACTACTAAAGATATAGCCAAAGGATCAAAAACAAAAATTATTATTAATAAAAGTATGTTAATAATCTTATCCATTGGTGCACCCGTCAGGCCTGATAAGTATTTTAATGGTCCTAACTCATTAGCGATGTCATTGCCATTACGTGTCTCGACTATCTCCGTTTCATAATCAAATAGCTGAGTATTTAAAATATCAATCTTAGAGTTGATAACCGTTTGACGTTCTATTGCTTGATCTAATTGATTTTCTAATGCTCGTCTAGTCGATGATGATGTTGTAGTAATAATATTTCCTTCATCATCTTTATACTGTATAACGTTATTTGATAGCCCCTGTCGCAATTCTGATATAGCTGTAGTCACACTCGTTTTCTCTTCCGTATATACAGCTAACTGGCCTTTAACATTATCGCGTTTAGTTTCTATTAACTCAATTTGAGCATCTAGGTTTCCAGCTAACGCAGCTGTTTCTTGATATGCTGCAGATAGGAATCCGTATATTCCAATTGAAGTAATAAGAATTAAAATGATACATGCAGCAGCTAAATACGCACGTAATAATTTATTTATACGATTCCAGTACTGGTATAGCAATGATGCAATGACTAATTTGGAAATTTCCAAAGAACTAGCCATTATTAACACTTCTAAACTAGCGCCGGCGAATAACTTACTAAGTCCTGTAACAGAATAAAATGCTGCCGATGCAGACACCGAAAGTGCGCTAAGTGCAATTATAAACGGTAATATTCTGTTTTTCATTCATTTTATGAAGCGGTGACTCTATCTGTTATAATTTGTAATTTATGACGCATTTGCCGAAATCGGTTACGAGCCTCCGCCGGATCAATTGGTAATTTCCGTTCGACTGCTGAGTCAAAAATCATAACCATATTGTCGACTTCATCTAAAAGTCGTAATACATTTTCTCTATCTTTCATAAGTAAAACCTTTTGTATAAATATTAAGAAACTAACAATCTAGAATTTTCTTTAATTACATCATTCTTATACCGTAAAACGGCTAACTCTTTGGCTTTGGCTTCGACAACGACGTCGATGCGATTGCCGTAGCTGTCGATAGGCTTGGTAATGTAATCGGAATGCGCTTGAGCCTTGATCTTCTGAAACTGCTCATGCATCTTGGCAAATGTCGGCCAATTGGGCATATCGTCAATGCTAATGCCATGGGACTCACATACACGTTGCAAAGCTAATGTCTGCTCATCACGTCGTGATTCGGAATAGTGAGTACACTGCACGACATCGTCCGGCCAAGTCGAGCCGGCTAACTCTAACGCTTCGCGTTCGGATAAACCACCAGTATGGAATGTATGGTGAAAATAGTCAAACGTAATTGGAATACCAATCTCTCGATGGAATAACTCGTACAACTGCACAACGCTGTACATACTGGGTTTGTCGTCATTCTCGATAACAAGTCGGGCCTTGCATGCATCGGATAGGCGTTGCCAATTGGCAATCCATCGCTTGGCCGTAGTCTCATGGTCACCATAAGCGCCGCCGATATGAATATTGATCTTGTTATGCGGTGACGGGTCAAACCCCATAAGATCGAATATCTCAGAATGGCGCTCGAGGCCGATGATAGTCTTGTCCGCGACCGCTTGAGTAGGCGAACCTAATACGTGGAACGGACCGGGATGTGTCGTAATACGATGGCCATGCTGCTTGGCATAGTTGCCGGCAATACGTAACGTATCTGCTAACTCGTCATACTGCGGTAGCTCATGTAGCTCGAATTGGTCGTGCCATGGAACAAGCTCAGAACCTAGCCGAAACAAGCGAATATTGTTTTCTTCGTTCCATCGGAGATACATAAGCAAGTCGTTGGCATTGGCTAATGCTAGCTCACCTAACTTATGCAAATCACGCGTAGGATACCATGTCGCTTTGCGACAACCGCGAGACGTTGTAACACGGCCGCCTAACTTTTTGGGCCGGCTTGTTAATGTCATGTTAACACATGCATAACCGACTTGTACTAAATCACTCATATATAAAGATAATAACTATTTCTCAAAAATCAAAATTGTCCTGGTGCAACTTGCATACAAGTAATGTCATTTGCTCGCCACATATCTACTACCTTTTGTCGGTCATCAAATACACAAAGAATATCTGACTTATCGGTAAACAAATCATCAAGCCATCCTTGCTTAAGTTTATCATCTGGCATAAATGCCCATGGGTGCCCGGTCGGACGCATCTTAAGAATATCAAATGGTACATTGTGGCGATTCAGCCAATTTCGAGTAGCATCCTTGGTCGCCTTACTCCTTCCGGAAAAGATGACAATAGTTTTACCAGAATCTTTAAGCGATTGTGCCATTTGAATTACTGGATCGTTAGGCAAATCTAAATCAATATTTGTAGGATCGAAAAATTTATCCCAATCCATTTTGCCATCTGGCTTTGTCGCTAATTTGCGACGATCGTCGATCAATGCCAATGTGCCATCGAGATCGAAGATTACAACTTTATTTTTCATCGTCATTTATTATTTAAAGTAAGAGCGAGCTTATGGGTGTTTCGGGGTTTCTGGTATGCTGGCCTTACTACAAACCCTTTTTCTTGATGCCAACCTAACAGCGTACTCACTCGCTCTTACTTCTTCTTAATTTCTTATATCTAAAGATAAGAGAAAAAAAGTACGAATCCAAATTTATTCGGAAATTATTTCCGCATCAGGCACTAAATTGCAAAAATAGAAATGGTCATCTTTTTGTAATATCGTATCACAATGTGTCCATTTCTTTAACAATACACTATCCAATTCTTTTTTAAAATGGCTTCTACGTATAACACGTTCCACAATAAAGAGTTGGTTCTGGTAATCTATATACTGGTATTGCTTCAAAGCGTTGTTAATCGTTCTTAAAATAGGTATAAGAGGCTGATTTGCGGGCCGGCCTACGTAACTAATTACTTAATCGTAACCTTAACTGGTTTTTCTTCTTTAACAAATGGAACATGGATAGTCAACAGCCCTTTATCAAGAGTTGCTGTTGTCTGCTCAACGACAAACTTACTAGCCAAGCGCCAGCCTAAATCGAAATTGCGTTTTGCAATCCCACGTTGGATATAATCGTCTTCTTCACGATTATCTTTGCGATATGCGACCCTAATAGTATCGCCTTGAGCCAAAAGCTCAATATCATCACGCTCAGCTCCTACGACTGCAATCTCAATTAAAAGACCTTCATCGGTCTCTCGAATATCTACTGGGTGATGAACTTTGGTTTGAAAAGCTGATGCAAAATCTGAATTTGCATTAAACATATCTCTAAACAAGAGATCGAATGATTGTAGTGGATATCTACTCATAATTTTTACCTCCTTAGATGGTTAAACAATAATTTTTAAAAAATGGCCGACCCGCAGTATCAACCCTTTTCAGATATAAATATAATAACTTTAACGTTAAATGCCAAGTTATTTTAAACTTTTTTAATTTTCGCAGATAGGTGATACTTGTGATAGCAATTTATAGACACGTAAATATCTCCTCGTATCCCAAATTGTTTTTGTTTCGTGTATTCGAGATAAAATAAGACCATCCATCCAAAGCTTTTTAACGAATGTTTTTAGAAGCTTAAGGCTAGATGCATTTAGTCGTAACACATCACCATATTGTATCACGCTCATATATTCATCATCAACAACTACTTCTTGAAATTGAAACATTAGATCTTGCCGATCATACATTCCTTGCAAGTATTTTTCAATTTCAACTTCGCCGTTACGGTGTATATCTTCAATAAAAGCTATTTTTAACGACGGCGGAAGTCCGATGAATACATCAAATTCATCCTCATGTAATTGTAGGTCACTTAACTTCATAATACTATAGATTATCTAATAGTAAAGAGAGTGACTGGGTCATGGATAATACCCTCTTTAAAATAAATATTAGATTTCGTTAATCTCATCAAATAGAATCTTATGAATATGCTTGCATTTATCTAGCTCAGAATCAAAGTAAGAAAGGAAGATATCATGAATTTTAACTGACTTTGCATCACTTAATGATAATACATCATATCTTCCTTTCTTAAAAAGTCTATCGATTCCTTCATAACCTAGCCGCAAATATTCTGATCTAATTAGATCAACGTTAATACTGCGACGATGAAACCCCATTATCTGCTCAATCTCCCCATCATTCCTAAACGATAACGCTTCATGGTCGTCTCACGTGCTGTCTTCATCGTTTCTTCGATAAGTTCCAATTCGTCCCATGTAAGATCAAATGATTTATTATCAATCATAAATGTTCCAATGACCGGACGCTCCGGTGATTTTTGAAACAAATTTGCGTCGATTGATTGATTACATTCAAAATCAATTGAACCGTAATGACGTCCATAACGACGAACCTTTTGCTGATCAACAGAATGTCTATTGTTTATACTCATAGTTTTAAAATTTATAAATGATTAAAATGAACATGTCATCGGACATTGTATGGTCTAACGCAACACGTCCAAATGTATTTTGTGCCCAATTAAATATATCACCGGCGTTCCAATTTATCAAGCCATCTTGTGTATTTGTTACATCCGATGTTAACGAAATTACGACTCCTAATTCTGCAGTGTCATACATCTTAGAAATAGTACTCTGAAGATAGTCCATATCAGATTTCGTAATATCTGCATCATAACGCATATTATTTGAATTGATATTAACACACCATTCTGCTTTTACACTATCATCTAAGTTAAGCCAATCCGCCGTAGTGACATTGATATTGTCATTTAGTGCAGTACATGCATCTACCAAAGGTTGATTTAGTTCTATACCTTTATACTGAATGTCATTCGTTGTAAGTTCATAGTTTGAACATAACCATCGGCCAAAGTCTCCTCTACCTGCACCGAAATCTAATATACTACGAGTCGGATCATCAATATGCGTTGCAATTGCTTTATACATATTAAACTGCTGTTCTCGAGTAGCATATCCTACTGCCTCCGGAGCATACTGTAAATAATCCGGGTCAGATTGTATCGTCGTCTCGAGCTCAGCTTGTTCCGGCTCGGTTAATTCGACTTCTTGTAATTCATCTGAAATAATATCTTGCATTTCAGTATTTTGTTTTTTAATTTTTTTTCTTATTCGATCGAACATTTGCTTTACGTTTACGTCTATTAATTCTATTAATCTTTTCTTCTAATGAAGATAAGTCCATTCTCATTGGATGTGTACGATTAAAGTTCTGCGTTACCCTACATGCCATGGCTGCATACTCCCATGCAGTATCTTCATCATTAGTTTCTGGCAGAAAATATTCTTCTGCTAAGATGTTACCGTTTGCTGTAACTTGAAGTCCTGCATCAGTAAACTCGATTCTTGCGGTAGGGTGTTGTTTAAGTACTTTACGTTTAAATTTGTTCATGACTTAGTATGATCTGGCACCAATCGTTGGGAAGATTAAATCATTATATTTTTCAAAATGACCAACCTTTCCATCGTCACCATCAATACGTAATTGAACATCTGAACCATAGTTTGCACGCGTATGCCCTAAACTCTTATCAACATACATATGTGTAAATCCGCCATTAGCATGCCACATATGAGTCATTTGTGGATCGATAAATGTATTAGTTCTAGACTTACTTACTGTTACAATTGGTAAGCCTGACCCACGTTCTGTTCGGAGATCGTATCCTACGATTGCATTTTTTTTCTTACGGATATTTGTAACCAATGCTACTTCATATCGGCCTTCGTTGAAAATAACAACATGGTCGCCTTGTACATATTTACTCATTATCCTTTGTTTTGAGACTCGATAACTTTCATAATAGGACTAGCTGATATCGACTTAACTTCGAAGTCAATTCCACTATGTTGAAAATCTTCATTAACCATTGCCTCTGCATGCGTTACTGTAGCGGCGTTTGCTAAATATGTTTCTGTTTGCCATTTAACTCCTTTAGGAGTATCTGTAGCGACCTTTACCTTTACTAGATAATAACTCATAACTTTTTGTTTTAAATATAATAACGATTTTTTATAATTCCAAATTTAAAATTGCTTTGGAATTGGTGTTGTTCTACGCCCGCCTTGGGTACGTAATGCTTCTAACTGTTCTGCAATTTCTACTTCAGCTTTAATCAGTTGCATAATTTGTGATCGTTCGCCTAACTCAGATTCTAAGACTTTAAATTTATCAAAAGATCCTGTATCGCCGGCCGCCGCTTGTTTTGCTGTTTTTGCTAAGCCAAGTAATCGTTTGGCAATGTCATTCCGTAATACGGAACGAGTCATTGTCCCGAACCCGGTGACATATACTTCTGGATCTACTGGATCAAAATTTTCGATATCTAAAATACGTCCATACTTACCACTCTCTTCTCGTACAATGGTACGTACTTCTTCTCGAATAATATCTTTAAGTCTGTTTTCTAAGTCGGTTTTCATAATTACGATCTTTTGCTTTCAGCAACTGATTCTTTTCTGTACTCTGTAACTAACTTTTTGAGTTCACCTATAGATTTACGTGCTCTAGTTGCAGCTGCCTTATTTCCTTTCTCAACATACTTAGTATGATTGTCTACAAACTCATTCCAATGAGCTTCCATATTTGTAAATAATTCTTGTGATGTCATAACATGCTCCTTTGTTATAAATATCTAATGTTAGATAAAATAATGATCTAATGGGTCAACGTTCGTTTGTATGAAACATCTGTTAAAAGATAGTTCTAACTGTTCTTCGTCAATAATATCCACGTCTTGATAAATAAGCTCTCCATCGAGATACACTTCACCTATCAGAGTATCATCATCAACAAAGTATTCGATGTCATCGCCTTCGAAGATATCACCCGTTTCTATATTTTCTAAAATAATCATTCATATATAAATATTATCGATAATCTTGATTATGGGTGAGTTTTTCATACGCATATTCCCAAATTTCTAACATATCTTTAAAACGATGTTTAGATTGGGCACGCATCTTATTGACCTGTGCATTAAACTGCTCACGCAATTGACGTGACTCAATTTCGTTATATACGAATAGGAAACGATCTTCGCGATTCATAGTCTTACCTCCCCTGACCGCGATATGCTTTTTTATAATTTTTAGATTGTTTATTCTTACTATTTTTTGTTTTAGCGTGCACGCCTGGACGCTTTTTTGGGGTTCTAGCAGAATACCCTGAGATAGACATTTTTTTAGCCATTGTTAACTTTTGATTTTAAAACTTTTATTTTAACTAAACGAAACTGGCCATATGCCAGTCTGAAACGATTTCTTAACTCCATTAAATTTTGACGACACCTAGGTTCTGGATAATCACAATGCATAGGATACTTTACCCAACATTGGCCTCGTCGACTTTCAATCAAGCATTTATAAATATGAATAAACGGGAATGGTTTAGCCTTTTTTATGCTTGCCTCGTATAAAGTCTTGTTGCTTTTTGATTTCATCTTTAAGCTGTTTTTTATCCGTAGTGTGCTCCTTGGTACTATGAATCTCCGGAGACTTTACGCCTATATCTTTGCCTAGGTACTCTTCAATGTACCAGGCTGCTTTTTTATGCGCATCCTGCTTCCAAAAGCAGTTAGGAATGATAGTACCGGTACGCATGCGCATTTTATACGACTTATCTTTCATTACTTCGATAACAGTACATTCTTCAATACCACCTAAAAAACGTACTGCGGCTTTATCACCTACAACTAATTTTTTCTTCCTGGGCATGTGTTATATGTTTACAACGTTTATGAAACTTAAATCCGGTACAGTTACAACTCCAACGGTCATTGATGTTAGTTACTGTATATGATGACTTACCATTGCTACTAGTAACATTATATGATTTGATTTTTGGAGGCTCCGGCCGAATCCATTTGATATCAGCGCGCGTTGTATTAGGCGGAACTGGAATCCATCCGGGGCATAGATATGTACCAGATCCTACTGATACAATTGCCGGTGCATAGCTACCTTTAAACTCGATCATTACGCAGCGAGATATTCTTCAACACGCTTGCACATTGTCTTGAATTTGTAAACGGCATCATCCGCTTTGCAAAGCTCGGACTTAACAAGCTCGCCATTGTTTCGTATATTGAGCAAAGAACCGCTCAATTCAACTTCAATGTTTCCAAAAGTCTTTAACATAACCTTTATCTTTTAATTATACTTAAAGATAAGGATAAAGATATTCGAATCCAAATTCTTTGGAAACTTTTTTTATCTAAAGACTGTTACATGACCCGTTGTTTCAAATGTATTAGCAGGATTATATCCAATACCTTTTACTTTATAAAAGTAGATACCATCAGCTACGTAATAACCGCCACTAAATGTACTACCAGGCCAAACTTCTCCAGGCGTCGTCGATTCCCAGACTAATTGACCCCATCGGTTGAAAATATAAACATTCCATCGAAGCCAACATGATGGGTCTGATATAACCGCCCATCCATCATTTATCCCATCGTTATTAGGCGTAAACGTATTAGGTGCAAAATATATAGCACCTAACGGCCCATCGCATGGATCGTATATACAACTACCGTCATCAGTCGATGCAATAGGATTATAATTAATGGCATTGGAATCTGTACAACCGTAAATATTATATATACAATTACCGTCATCTACGTTCGCATCAGGATTATAATTTATAGCTGCAGAATCTGTGCAACCGTAGATATAATAGACGCAACTACCATCGTCGACGTTAGCTGTAGGATCGTAATTATCAGCGTCCGGGTCTGTGCAACCTGGAAACATACAGCTACCATCATCTATGGTAGCATTTGAGTCATAATTAATTGCATCTGAATCTGTACAACCGTAGATATCATATTCACAGCTTCCGTCATCGATAGTAGCATCTGCATTGTAATTGTTAGCTGCAGGATCGGTACATCCAAAAACATTATACTCGCAGCTTCCGTCATCAATATTGGCATCTGGCTCGTAATTCAACGCTAATGGGTCGGTGCAGCCATAAATATCATATGTACACTCTATTTGGTCTGGCGTAGGAGGAGTAATATTAGGGAAGTCATTTGTCCAGTAGTCTTGGATTTCATCGAATACATAAGGACTATCTATGTAATTATTGGCTTCAGGATCTGTACAACCCCAGCAGTATATAATAACATTAAAAGATTGAGTATCTACTACTAATTCTCCAGTTTCATCATACCACGATACTGAAACAAAGACATAGTTTAAATCTCCAGTAAAAATATTAGGAAGATTATTAATAGTATATTGTTCTCCCGGTTCTAATGAAGGGTAAAATGTTTGAGATAAGGAACTTACAAACTGATTGTCCCAGGTTGTTACAAATATATCGAATAGGAAACTATCAACAACTGCTTCTCCAGTATTTTCAACTACAAATGATTGATTAAAATAAGGATCAGTACATGTTCCTCCTATAGACCATATTTCTTCTCCTAATAAATCTAGTTCAATAGGGTCTATACAAATAGTTTCATTAGGTGGAGTTACATTAACTATTTGTGTGTTATTTGAGTTATCGTCATCCTGTTCACCTTCAGCATTGTATACTATAATAGTAAATTGAGTTATATCAGAAGGAATATTAAAGGTTCCTATAAACTGGCCGGCGCCAGGTTCAATCCATAAATTTCCTGATTGATACCCATTATAACATTCATCAAACCCTATTTCAGGAATTTCTACACAATAATAAAAAAGAGTATCACTACCTGGATTGTAAACAAAGACGTTATATAATGATTCAGCTTCTTCCCCATTACATATTACATCATTGAAGTTTGCATTGGGGTCAGCATCGGGGAAAAGGTATTCGCATGACCCATCATCTACCTCAGCGTCAGGATTATAATTAGATGCAAAAGGATCGATGCAGCCTTCAACAGGTATTTCGCAAATTAATATTGTGTTATCTATAAGCGTATTATCAGGATATTCTTGTGTATTATTTTCATCTAGCGGATTCAATGCCCAGCCGCCGTCAGCCGTACTTAAAGTTTGAGAATAGTTTATTTGCCATAATACAATTTCTCTACATTCTGATATCGAATCGTTAGATAATATGTCCTCGAAACATGAATTGGGAGGGATTAGATTATTTAAATTCTCCTGAAAAACATCACCTGCAAGTAAGAACTCGCTTTCATCAGACGTAGACCATCCAGTAAAAGACCAGCCCGGATGGTTAATATCAGTAGTACAACCCCATTGAAAATCCCATCCTGGCACATGGATACCGAAATGAATCATATTAATTCCATCAATATTAGCAGATGTACTGTTATCTAATCCATTTAAGGGTTGTCCACAATTCCAATGACTCACTACTTCAACTTCAATATCTAAACTAGAAGGGTTAAATCCTACTATTTCTAAATCACAATCACAAAATGCATCATTATCTAAATCAGGGCAATCTGTATTAAATGGGCCATAGTATGCATCACCATTATCATCATGAACCCATGCTCCATCTGCTAATCCACAACTTCCCAATCTTAAATTCATTTGGGACCAGGCACCTTGGAAAGGAAAAGATAGCCCATAATAGGGCCATTCCATAGATTCTTCCCAAGGTTGAGCCGTAGTAGGGTCATCGGGGAACCAAGAAGGTAAGTTAGGAATATCAAACCATGGTGTTTTGATTGTCCTAGTTTCACCGGGTGCTATTGGGGGTTGATTTACATCAGTACTGTAATCAATATTCCATATTGGGGCACTTGAATTGAGTGACCAATACATTTTTAAAACATCACCATACCAATCTACTCCCGAATTATTCGTTATATCAAATCTAAATTGAACTCCAGTACCATTATCTACAACTTCTACAGACCCTGGTTCGATAAATACGTCACATTGCGCAGATATATTTGTTAATGCAACAGCTAAAAACAAATATAAAAAGGATATTATTCGCATGATACTCCATTTTTAAGATTTTTTTCTTTAAAGGCGTGAATTGAAGACACCGATGTATCATAACTTAATAAATTTGCCAGTAAAAACACAGTAAATCCTTTACTTATTAGTATTTTTTTGCATTTTAGCTAAAATGATCTCTTTAAGAACTTCTGGAAGTTCCAAATCTACATGATTTTCGGCTAATGCATTTGGATTTGTAGCTAACTCATTACGTAAATAATGCTTAGCGGCTGATAAATAACCTTTTGACTTAATGACTTTGGCTTGCCACCAATGAGGAAAGTCAATTTCATCTCCACGCTTTCCTAATTCGTCGACAATTTTATATAAATCGGCGGCATATACCGCAATTTGATATAAGTCAGCCTTCAACATCCCAGGCTCATCATCCTTATGCCCAATATCAATATCCTCCTTTACCTTATCAGGTAAACCTTTATGTTTAGTGCTGGCGTATTTTTCTACTTCTTTTTTGCTCATTGATTTAGCAGCCTTACCTGCTTCACCTTTTTTGGGAGTATCGCCTTGCTGCATAGACTTAACTACACCAAAAAATCTTTGTTGAGCTTTACTTTTTGCTGGCATTTCATATCCTAAATATAGTACGTTCTCTAGGAACCTCAGCCGGCTTAGGCGTCACTTCGGGCTGTTCCCTTTTTTTTACAAATTTACTAGCCTTTCGGGACTTATGAAATGTAGACTTCGGCAATGACTGTTCAACTACCTCTTCATGTTCTTCAGTAGTATCAATATGTTCCTCGGTTATGACATCTTGTTCTGTAGTACTAGCAGTAACTGTATTATGTAATTGATCGACAATAAGTAAAGTTGCTTCAACCTTACTCATTTGTTGCTTTATTACTTCAAACTGCTTGTTCGGTTCAACCGCTGATAAAAATCCTGATAACCATACAAAAAAATCTTTGTGTGACATATAACTAATCCCATTAACGCTTTAATATAAATATCAATGGGCTACAAACGTCAATTCAATTGTTCGGGTTTAAATACAAATAAGTCATGAATTTGCTGATATTTTAGTGCATCGGCTAAATACACCTCACCAGTTGGTGTGATTTCATATAACAATTCACCCTCTTCATCGAAACCAGCCATTTCGACATACTTCATTTCAATTAGCCAATCTAAGGCATCATCCATTGGATTAAAATTTGACATGATTATTATTTTGTTAAATAACGAATAGCATGGTAAATAGTTGCGGCTATCATATATGGCCATAAAATAATTGATGCAACTCGCTCTTTATGAGAAAATTTATCTGTTGTAGTATATCTTACTAGCAGATCGAGCATAAATGTAGCAATTGTACCTATTAATAGATACATTGCACTATAATATAGAATGGTACTAAACATACTTAAATATAAGTACATTAATACGTAATTACAACCTTATTTGATAGTAAGTTTAACCGTTTTTGGGACGGACTTTTTCCAAGATGATGCGATATTCTTGTCTACATAGCGCACTATCTTTTGTGGTCCGAACATTTTAAAAATCTCAGCCCAAATTTTGTTACTAAGATCAACCCTTTCCTGATCTCGGTAACTACTACCAAGCTCGTCATCATCTAAGGTTTCGATTTTATATGTATTAGGCAACTTTATAGTCACACGCATATTGTATAAGCCATATCCATCATCCAATGATATCGAACCATAACCGACGGGGACATCCGTCGCGTTTCGTGGTTTAAATGTATCGCCATAGTTCTGATCAACATGTTGAGATAACCCTGTTACTAGACCATCTAAGTCTTTTGCACTATAAAATGCGCTAGGATCTACATAAAACTTAAGTGTTGCTTCAGTGGGCGATATAACTTTATCTATATGTATAGCTACATCCTTACGGCCCATGGGCTGTATCTGACGCCATATTGCCGCTAGCGGAAATGCTAAATCGCCATACTGACGCTTCCACCAATTATTCATGTTACTAAACACGTTAAACTTTCTAATGGCGTCTTTAGTAGTCAAACTTAGAAGTTGTTTATATGCTATCTTTTCATCTCTGCCATACTTATCATAAGGATTAAATAAAAAGCTTGTCAATGTGTCGCCTTTAGATTGACCAAAGCCTCCGACGCCGCCTTTGACCGATCGGCTAAATTTAGTGAAAGGTAACTTATCATATGCCGCAATGCCTCCGGAAGTATCGGCCCGTTCAAATGGTATAAGTTTATCTACTACATAATCTTTAACATCCGGATGCACAATAAATTCGTGTTGATTCCAAAAGCCATAATCTGCTGGTAGATTACGTAAATCAGCGATGAGCGATTCTGGCCGTACTTTCCATTTTAGTAATACATGAAATCCTTCATCTGCATTCTTAACTCGGTCCTGGTCTGTCATAAAGCTTACGGCAGTACCTTTATCACCTGACCAACTAGTAGCTTTCCGTAATCCGCTTTTGGGCATCGAACCTTCTTTCCACTTTTGAATAAACTTTTCTCTGTCTTTAATTTTCGCGCCATCAAAGAAAAATCCTCGATAAATGTATTTAGGTAAACGTGATGCGTCGACAGTTATTTGTTGTAAAGCATCAAAGGCCTCCGGATCTATTTTACGGTAACTGCCGGCAGTATAGTACTTAACCCAATCTAATGCAGCTCGTACACTATTAGGGCTTAATCCTAATTTATACATTGCCTTTTCAAAGCGTTTATACTCAATATTTTTTGTACCTTCCCTACGGGCTGCAAATGCTTTAGTGATGCGCTGTATTTGTTTCCAAAGTCTGTTCATCGTATCATGGTCTGCCGAATCTTTCCAAGCTTGTTCACCGGCGGCGGTAAAAAGCGTAGTGTACCACGTATCGCCGTATTTTCGTAAAAATTCTTCGTATGATGATGATTTATCAATGGACAATAAAACATCTTCTCTATTATAACTACGAAGTTCTGTTTTTAATGATTTCAAAAATTCATTTGAAGGGTCTAATCGTGCAATCGCATCATAAGCCTGCTCAACATCAGAAGTATCGACAGGCTCACCTGACGTTGGGAAAGATCTGAGGTCCCATTCGGTACCTCCAGGAGCGTCTGGTATACTAAAATATTTTAATGCACGTGGGTTTTTGCGAAAAAAATCTACAGTCTTATTTTTTTCTAATAGACGTATTTCTTGCAATAACTTTACTAGACTAATCATCATATATAAATATTATGCTGTAACATTATACAATTTAGTATATACGTCATAGTATTTTGAGTCTTCAGGCAAATCGAAGATATTTTTGTATATATCTTGCACTAGTGAGTGTTTAATTGATAATTTACTCACTGTAATAGTTTTGTTTGCATAGAACACTTCCTTTTCATCATCAAATGTACTATGTAATGACGAAAAGTTTGTTGAAAATAATAAATTAGGATCGTTGACATTAACATGTATTACAATCGGAATACGGCCGGGGTCTAATATAGAGTCGTATACTTTACCGTGCACATATGACTCAGCCATATATTTTTCGACACTAAATGAATGCATCGGCCGGCCCGACCGAGGATGTACTTCGAACTTAGCTGGTACTGTAAAGATTATATCATTAGATACTAATTTAAATGGCATATCTTTGATTGCATCTATAGATATAGTTGCACCGCGATAAACATATTTTTCAATTTCTGGACTAGTCTTTGGGTCTAAAATCTTTGGAAATTTTGCCTTTAATCGTTTCAACGATTTAATAAGAATCTTTAATTCACTCTCATCTAAACCGACAAAATCGCCTTGATAAAACGTACTTAACAAATCCATAGCACGTATCTCATCCTCAGTATCAGTTTCTATATCCCATATATTATCATAGCCTATAGGACCTAATTCATCAGCGTCAAGTACATTATCGTAATTTTCTGGATCAGCAAATAATCGCTTACCGTAATCAAATTCTTGCAATATATTACGTAATTTGATCATAGATTGACTATAGGATCTAGAATTTTATATAATGCCTGTACATCTGGATCATCAGGAAACTGGCTTATTAATGAATCTCGGTATTTTTCAATCGAGCCGCCTGACGTATAACGTTCACCTCCTGTTACAATTTCTTCGATGAAGTTTGTAGGAAGTACTATACCAGCTGCTTTTATTTTAGAGTCTACATATAGCGTTTCGCTTTCAGCCCCATATCTAGAAATTCCTTCAAAAAAGTCCGGATTGAATAATAATTTTGGCGAGTTATGTTCTACTTTAATAATTGCTGGTATTCGTTTATAATAGTAAACCTGATCATATTTTGCGGCACCCAATTGGGCATGTCCGGCTAGTGACATTGCAACATTAAATTGTGTTGTAAACGAATAATACCCACGTTTACTTCGAGACTTTAAAGTTACTGGCATATCAATATCTATAGGATTTTTATTTGAATAATCCGTACGTAGTTCATTACTACTTAACGTCTTTAATGCTTTAACAGCTGTTGACATTGGGATTGTTGCAACACGAAATACATACTTAGGATGTGCAAATTTACTCTCAGATGGGTCCAGTATTTTTCGGTATTTATTTTTAAGTGTCAGTAAAAACTTAAGGTCATCTACACGTTGATTAAGCCATCTCTCATCGGGGGGATCTTCGGACCAAGACTTTAATGCGTTTAATAAATAGTATTCATCTGACGTATTTTCTTCGCCATTTATAAATGGTGCCCAATACTTCATGAAGCTAGTATCAGCACGAGCAGTCATACTAAATTGCTTTGGGTCATCGAATAAACGATCACCATATTCGAATTCTTGTAATATATTACGAAGCCGAATCATTTTAAGATCTTCATTTCAGCTGCCATTGGCGTTAGTTTTGAATAAAATGCAGCAACCTCCGGAGTTTGATCAGCTTTATTTTGAAGCGACATTATACGTTTAATGACATATGATGGTATTTGATATTCTATCGGCTTAAAACTATCGCCTACATATAGTACTTCAAACTCACTCCACATTCCAATTGTATTTAAAAACATAGGATTAAATAATGTATTTTTATCTTTTACACTTATCTTAAAAACGCATGGAATACGCCACATATTAGGATGAATATTATGTCTATTAGCAAACTTCCATGCGGTTTGCCAGACAGCTGTAAAAGAATGAACGCCGCGGCCTGATCTAGGTTTAACTGGCTTGATTGGACTTGTAGCTACGAGATATGGATCAGCCTTTTTAATGACCTTCCAATTTAGATCCATGAATATATCTCGTGTTATAGTAGCCCCTCTCCATATAAACTCTTTCGGCGTACCTTGTGCCGGATCTAATAACTTAGGAAATTTAGACTTAACTTTGACTAGCACACTTAACATATCCGCAAACTTTGCTTTATTAGCAACCATTTCTGGCATATCAAAAAATTCTTCAAGGAATGCTATTAACTGTTTCTCATCTTCCGTATTTGGCTCACCTTCCAAACCAAAATCTGATAATGTCATTCCGTAACGGCTTTTAAGGAAGTGGACGCCTAACTGTACATCTTCAGGCTTCCAGCCTTGTGGATCATCTAACGGTCGACGACCGTAATCGAATTCATTCATTATGCTACGTAATTGTAACATATTATTAGCTGCCCCATTTGCCTTTCATACGAGCAATTCGATATTTTGCTGGACCGGTATACTCATATAGCTGTGACATTACTTTACCTTTTTTAAGTGTTTTGCTGCAATTTTTGATGGCATCTGTACTTCTTCCCCGGAAGAATCTATTGCACGTGCATTGGGGTCATAGCTAGCTATAAAGTTCCATCCATCATTTGTCGGATCTTCAAATACTAGCTCATGAGTTGGAAACTTTTCTTTGAGCGAATCTAGCATAAACGAATTAATTCTATTTTTACGATAAGGATTACGTACACTCATCATCTGAATAATTAACTCTTTGTCATCTAAATATGCTTCTATCATACCTAAAACTTCTGTCTTCCCTCTAGCTTTCGATTTCCGCCATACATCAGTAATTGGACTTAATGTAAATGCATTAGATAATGTCTTAATAGGAAACATGACAAGATCATATTCGCCGGCATTAACTTTATCAACCCAGTTTTCAGTGGAAGTAAACCATAAGTATACTTTATTTTTTGCAATAAAAAAGTTACCCTTTTCTTCGTGGTATATAGTTACATTAGGACCGATGGTTTCCAAATCCATCGATTTAAGAGGCTTATCATCTGCATATGCCGTTTTATTTTGCAACGTAATTAACGGCATTTCGTTCAACACTTCAAGTAATACTTGTTTTAATCGTAACATAGTCTTATGCCATACCAAACGAATCTAAATATTTTTCTAATTCTTTACGAGCATCATTGACATCTAGCAATGCAAAATCAATTTCAGTAACTAATTTAGATATTTCCTTACGTGTTGCATCATCTATTTCACCGGCAGTAACTTTAGCCTTCAATGTTTTTAACATGGTATGATTCAGTATTGTTATATCCTTTGAAAGACGATCGGTATATTCAACTGCTTCCCATGGTTCGACATTTTTTCTAAATACTGCCGGTATAAGTGATTTCAAATTCATTGCATTACGTGCAAACTTTTCGTATGCGGACGGTGCCTCTGACACTACCGATTCTTTAATAATGCGTTTTGGTAATAGTTTTTTTAACTTTGACATTTTTTTATTCCTTTATAAATACCATCCAATTATTGCCAATACCTAAAGTACCGCTACCTCCCGTCATCCTATCACCTCTATTGTAATCTAAGCCTGGTCTATTTGTTACACGGCCATCGGCTACATATGTAAGCCCCAGTTGTTCTCCGACACGTTGTAATTTTGCTCTATCCGAAAATTTAGAATAATCTATAAACAGTTTCGGTTCACCGCGATGAAATGCCGATTTTACCCATTTTACAGACGGAATAGCTTCCTTAAATCCTTTTTCATAAATTTTAGTCTGTGACCTATTAATACGTTTAGCTTCAGTAATCTTAATATATTCTTCTAAAATAATCTTACGTAATCTACTTACTAAAATATTAGACTGTTCAGATACTGCACCTCTTCTCTCTTTATAAAAGATATCTAAAAAGTCCATGACTTCTTGATTACCTTTATGTTTTCTATACGCAGGATCACTGAATACATCATTAATGAAGTCGTTAAAATCGCTAGCTTCTTGTGCCATCAAGTCTAACTCACTCATGATGCCTTCATTTGTCGTGCGGCGATCATACATACTTTTTGCTACGGACATATATTCGATATTATCTACGAGATATTCTAAAGCTTCGTTTGATAATCCAGCATTAACTGCTTTCTTATATAATGACAATCCCGTGGTCTTTCGTTTATCTGAAATTGATTTAAATGCATCAGTAGCGTTTTTATATGCAGCATCATCTCCTCCGTCAATCGGACGTTTTGTTTTAGCCATCTTAGTACGTGCACGTTCTACATCTGCTAAAATCTTATTAAAGGCTTTCATCTCAGGTGTCGACGCTAGCCAATCTTGTGCTTCTTTTGCACCTTTAATAGCTCTACGATCTTTACGTACTTGTCTTACTTTATTAATTAATAACGCAGCTGATAAAGAAATACCTGATAATGCAATAAATCCAATTGCCACTAATACATCAACGGCCATTCTTCCTACTTCAAACAGGCCGCCGGCGAAAATGGCTTCCCATACACTAATATCAGTTAAATCAAATTCTTTAAGATTTTGCTTATTTGAATGATCACAACCGCATGATTCGTCAATCTCCTTAGACTCTGCCAATTTCATTTCTAATTGTTTTCTGTTAGAGAGTAACTTTTGAATTCGATCTTCAATCTTATTTAATCGATCACCATATTCATTGGCAATTGAACCACCTTCAATCTCGGCTTCCTGCTCCATGTCAATTAATATTTGACCTCTTTCAGCATAAAGTTCTTTTAGCTCCCGACTAATGTTCCATAAGACATCTTCAGCTCTTTGTCTTTGCTTACCATAAAGTGGCTTACGCTTTGGTTTTGCCAATTCCTTTTCACGGTTCATCTTAGCAGCTCTGAATGCTACTAAAACTGGATCATTTATATCAGGCGATTCGTTAATCTTTGAATCATGTTTTTTATCATTCATCGATCATTCCTATTTTTTAATCTTAATATTTTGTGTTTTATACTCATCCGGGCTAAGTGGCTTCAAGGATGTAACTACAGGCTTTTGTATTAATCCTTTTGCCTTTGCCCAACGATCATAAGCAACTGCATTAATACGTTCAAGTACTTCGGCAAAATATTCTTCATTATCATTAGTAAGGTCAATCATTACTGCACGATCATCTTCCCACCAATTTGGTGTACTAAGATTATTCCTCATCCATTCATTACCTTCCAATGTAATTAAATATCGAGTCATATGTAACGATTCATGTGGTAAAATACGATTAATGAATCCTGGAATCGATGCTCTTGTTACATTGATAAACTGAAATATTTTCTCTCCTGCAAAGTTAACAAGTCCGGCTATAAATGCATCATCGGCTTCCGTCTTTCCTTCTGCAGCTAATTTATCTAAATGTGCTTGACAATCACTTCGTTTAAGTCCGGCGACCTCATTTGCACCGAACGCATCAAAAATTGCCATACTCGATTCTCCAAAGATTAAATGGTATGGTAATAATTGTATATTTTCTTTGCCAGGAGAATTAAATACATCTATAGTAATGATGTCATGAATTAATACACCCTTCGTCTTCCGGCCTTTCTTAGACCTAAATTTAAATGATAAATCTTCGACCGATTCGGTATCTGAGCCAGACCCTGTGGCATTTAATGCTACTAAATTAGCAATACCAGCTATCGGGGCATCTATTTCTTGTAGTAATTGGGTAAGTCGTATCATAAACAATTATTCCTTGTATCTATTAATAAATATCAAGTACTTATGTAAAGTAAGTCATACTAAGGATGCTATATAGTCTGGACTCCATGGATCTAAAAATACAATAACATCGGGGTTAAAGGTACTGTTCAAAAGAAACATTTCGGCTTCATTATATTCTGATAAGGCCTCCATGGAATCTATATTCATGATCAATTCCGGATGCCGTTTAGATACGCCTAATATAACAGGCAAAGTATTACCACTCGCTTTTTTAGCAAAATTAAGTGCAGTACGTGGGGATTCGGAAAATGATATCATAGCCTCACCCTTAGATCGATAGGTTACAGATCCATCATCGATGATGTATGCTTTTAGGTTGTCCGCAGGTCCATCGAGTGTGGACCATGCTTGAGATATTGCAATGGTGCGGTATACCGATGGATTGGCCAATTGACCATGTGCCCACGCAGGGGTCACACGAGTGCCTCGCCATGCATGATCAGGATAATCAGCAGCCCAATCTAAATCCATCTTCCAGGATGGCGGTTTTGTAGTGTTACCCATCGGATCTAATATACGTGGGAATTTGGATTTGAGAGGTAACAATTTACGCAACATGTTGGCTAATGTATCGGTACGGCCTTGTTTACCGGAAGTATAAGCTTGCAATGCTTTAAGCATAGCATCTTCGGCCCATGTATTAGCTTCGAAGTCCGGTGAATATAACTTTTCAATAAATTTATCCCAATCAAACGGATAATCGGCGATTTGATCGTCCGGGTCATGAGCAAATAGTTTTTTACCGTAATCTAATTCTTGTAATATGTCACGTAATTTAATCATCTGCTACTGCTAAGAATTACGAAGCTTTGCCAATAAAAGTATTAAACCATTCTTGTTGCTGTTTGATTTCATTAGAATTACCATCCCTCTCCGATCCCCAGTCTGGTAAATATTTTAACGCAGTTTTTAACTCATTTCTTGATATTGGCGTTCCTCCTGCAGTTGATAACTTATGTTTTAAAATATTGATATGACCGCGGTCTGGAAATAGATATAAAGGTAATCCGCTCTGTATTGACAACTCTATGGAATGTGCAATTGGTACGGCAACATCATCTACACCTTGCACGATAAAACCTTTACCTGCACAATCCTTAGGATTAATAGGCGCCGATACCCAATGTTTTTTCCATGCAGGTGCAACAAAATTAATTTGATCTGGCCTTTTTGCTCCAGCGGTTAAAGATTGCATTAATAAAGGGCCTCCGGAAGAAAATGCTATTAATACTTTAATATGTTCTGAATTAAGATACTGCATTGCCAGTTGTTGATTCTCTTTAGATATCTTACCGCCTTTAAATGAAAACTGAGGGCATCCAGTATCTTGTTCTGGATTTTCCCATGTTACGGAGCATGTATTCGTTCTCATTTCCTGCGGTGTCATTCCATTACCATGGAACGCCGCATCTTTAAAATCTTCCGGTATGAAATCTTTAAGTTTTATCATGATTCGAGTTGTACTTTAAAGCCTTTATCAGCTAGCCATGCCCCCATCGTGTGGCTTCGGCTTAGTAATCCGATACAATTGTGTGGTATCCGAATACTTAAATGCACGGCCGGCAATCCGTTTGCCATTGAGTGCGTCCATTGCTCGTAATTCGGAATGCTTCATGTTATTGGATTTGGGTGCCTACTTGCGTATTATAATCGGATATCTGCTTGAGCATATTTTCAAATTTACGCACTATATTTTTATCGGTATATGCAATATTCATGTTATCCATGAGTGTTTCTATAGCGCCATCAATTTCTTCAAATTCGGCAGATCGATATACTTCGCGCTCATTGAGATTTTTAATCATGGCAATCTCTTCTCTTATAATAGCGCGCAATTGTGATTTGTTCATGAGTTTCCTTTTT